ATGATGATGAAACAACATCTGATGTGGTAGTGTTCGATAACAAAGAAGATAATCCGGTAATCGAACAGCTTATTAAACAGGCTGCAGAAGATGTAAAGGCAAAGAGAAATTATCCAGACAGCTACACAGATGAAATGATAGCTGAAGACTTAAAGAAACACCAAAGTGTCATTGTCAATCTGGCTGTCTATGACCATTCACAGTCTGGTGAAGAATTTATGGAAAGTTTTAGCGAGAATGGTGTGAGCAGAGCTTGGAGAGACAGAGAAAAGCTATTTGTCGGGGTATTTCCATTTGCTAAAGTTTTATAAAGAAGATTGAGCGTGACCATTATGGTTGCAGGCGGCGCACATTAAGCGGTGGTGGGCAGTGCGTCAAAAGGAGATTCAAATGAAAAGTATTTTGATTCAAACTTATCTTGTAGTGCTTCCGATAGTGCTTGGATATATAGTTTGGCTTCTTAAACAGCAAAAGAAAAGCAGGGATGCGAACAGTAAAGGAACAATGCTCCTTTTGCGCGTCCAACTTATTGAATACCATGCAAAGTACACCGGAATCGGAGAAATACCATCATATGCCTATCAAAACTTCTGTGAGATGTATGATGCGTACCATGCGCTAGGTGGAAATGGAATGGTTACGAAAATGAAACATGAGATTGAAGAGATTCATATAGGGAAAGGAGATAAGAGCCATGAGGAATTGGAAGGATTGGACTAAGAAAGCCGGAATCCGAGCAATCAAGACTGTTGCACAGGCGGCGGTTGCCGGAATTGGAACGGCGGCATTTATGGGCGCGGTGGATTGGAAATATGTTCTTTCTGCATCAGTCCTTGCCGGAGTGTTATCACTTCTGACAAGTGTTGCCGGAATCCCGGAGGAAAACACCAATGCTTGACATTAACAAGCAGGAAATGAAGTATTCTCAATCCGGTCAGAGGGTATTCATCCCACAAACTGACGAAAATGGAGATATTGTCTATGAAGGGTACAAGGATTCCGATGGAAACTTTGTACCTTATTTAGATTCCGAAGGCAACAAGATTCCAAAAGGCGAGGAAGTTGAAGGGTTTTCAGAACCTACGACATTCCAAGCCAATATCAGCAATAAGCTGTCGGAAGCCCTTGTGAAAGAATTTGGAATTGATGATAGTACATCATACTGTCAGCTTGTCACGGATAAAGGATATTTGCCACTGAAAGCCGGTGATGTGGTGTGGAAACGTTCGGAAGTCAAGCACACTGATGATGGACTTGTGGATTCAGAAACCGCAGATTACATCGTAAAAGGTGTTGCTGATGAAGGATTGACCACGGATTTGTTCCTTCTTCGGAAGAATATTAAGTAGGTGATTGCATGAAAAAGAAACCTATTTCAATGACACTATCCACTAAGTCCATACAAGACACTATAAAGAAATTAGAGCAGTACCGCGATAGTTTACAGGCTAAATGCGATTTACTTGTTTCTAGGCTTGCACAGGAAGGTCAGACGGTGGCAATAAAACAAATATCGAAATCTCCAATCGGAAACACGATAACGGTAAGGGTAGATAAAGCACCACAGTTAATGACCTCAAACGCGATTCTGATTGCAACCGGAAAAACGGTAACGGCAGAAGATAGAGAACCGTTCTATACTTTGTTGGCGGTAGAGTTTGGAGCCGGTATTTTTTACAACTCCAAAGAGAACCCGAAAGCACCAGAACTTGGATTCGGTGTCGGCACGTATCCGGGGCAAATACACGCTTTTGAAGATGGTTGGTACTATTGGGACGATAAGACCGAAACATGGCGTTATACCCACGGTATCAAAGCCACAATGCCTATGTACAATGCGGAACAACAGATTATTCAACAGTATGTAAAGATTGCAAGGGAGGTATTCGGTGGAAAATGATTTAAATGGGTGGGCGATTTATTTTGAAGATACCGTTTACCGATTGCTGAAAGTTTACATGGAAAGCAAAGAAAGCGGAATCAAGGTAACACAGGACGAGGAATCAAACGGAACGCCTGTTTTTCCAACACTTCTTATACAACAGATTGGATTCACAGAAGCTGGGAGAGATACGGAGTCCTATTTTATTAACGCAATTCGCCCGACATTTCAAATTACAATAACGAATAAAGGGAAAAGAGAAAAGATTAAGGACATTGCAGAGTGTGCAGTGTCCTTTTTTAAATCAAAAAATTTTGATGTGTCAAATGCTGTGTTCACGATTTCCAAACAAGTGCGCACGGCAACTTTTCGCGTATCGCGAATTATTGGAGCGTATGAAAATTTAGCATAGCCGCAAGGCAGAAAGGAAGCAGAAAATCATGGCATCAACAAGTTATAAGTCGCGTGTGATTATTAAAGAGCACACAGCGGAACAAGCCGACTTTGCAGGGACTTACAACCTTTTACTTGCTGCAAAGTCTATTCCATCTCCGGCATCTCCACCAAACACGGTTGAGTCAACCACGATGGAAGACCCACAGCAGACATTTGAGAAAGGTATTAAGACAGCGGATTCCCGGGAAATCACCGGAAACCTTGCAAAAGAATATCTGGAAAACATCGAAAAGCTGGGAGATAAAAAGGTTGACATTATCCACCTGTACGGTACAGATGGAATCGGTGGCGTGGCAAAATACGCATACACCGGAACTGTTACCGCGACACCGAATGATGTAGGCGGTGTAGATGAAATCCTTGAAATGACCGCAACTGTTATTCCGAGCACGGCATCAGAGCTTGTTACGGATAAGCTGAAAGTCGTTGATAACAACGATGGAACATTCACTGTAACAGTGGTGGGGTAAAAAGCCTATCGGACGAGCAATCGACCGCACCGGTAGGCGAGGATGATCGGTCGATAGCAGAACTTGAAGCAATAAGATAAGCAACAATGGGGCGGTGGCAACACTGCCCCTTGCCAATATAGGGCAGAAAGGCAAGGTAAAACATGAAAGTTAAATTAGGTGGAAAAGAATATACAATTCAGTTTGCAACAAGACCATCGTTAAAATCACATATCTTACAGGATATTATGAAGACACAGGACATGGAAGATATTTCTTCTATGGAAGATATTCTTCTTGAAACACTTCCTAAGACGCTTCTTGTGGGATTGCAGATGCATCACAATGAAGAATTTGGATATGATTACAAAACAAACGATGGTTACGATGAGAAGCTTGAGAAGGTGTCCGACATTCTCTATGATGCGATTGACACAAACGAGATTAACTGCATGGATTTATTCGCTGATATGCAGGAGGAAATGATGACAAACGGTTTTTTAGCGCAGATGATGGAGTCGTTGGAGAGAGCGCAGGAGCAGGAGAAAGAGAAGAAAAAGACCCCATCCAAAGCGAAAGTCAAGAATTAACATGGGAATATTACGTTGCGGAAATCCGTCCGTTTTACCTTATGGTAACGAAAGGCTACGGATTTTCCATTGATGATATAGATATGATGAATCCAGAGTTGCTTAAGCCTTATGTGGATGCATATAAGGCAGAATGGAAGCAACGCGACATGGAAATGTATATGTGGTTCGGAAGATATGCAACGTCAGCACTTGTGACCGCAATAGACGCGACATTCGGCAAGGGTAATAGTAAGTACGTGAAAGAAACTTGCTATGATTCCATCGAAAAGCATAATACGGACGATCCCGATGCAGAGATGCGAGAAATGCTTAAGGCAGAAGAAGCGTGGGCGGCTGAATCAAGGAAATCACATTTACCAAAGCCAAAGATAGTTTAAGAAAAGAGGTATTGCTATGGCAGTAATTATCGGAAGTGCTAGGCACGATGAACACGGAAACTGCTATTCTGGTGGAAAAGCCGGAGACCAGACCGGACAGGAAGTGTCTACGCAGAAGTTTTACAACCATTCTAAGGGATGGTACGTGCTAAGGGCGAAGGACGATAGGGTTGCGGAGAAGTTAGCCGAAGCTATGCAGATTGCATCTGACAACAAAAATATCGGCTATGACCAATCGGAACGCTACGGAGTCATTAAACATGGCATTAACACAAAGGTCAAGACGGAATGCGATTGTTCTTCTCTTGTACGTTCTTGTATTATCTATGCATCTGGCAGGGATGTGGGAGATTTCAATACATCAAATGAACGGTCGGTGATTCTGAAATCCGGCTTATTTAAAGATGTAGGCTCTTATAGGCAGGGAGACGCACTTTACAACGGAGATATTCTTGTGACACGCACAAAAGGTCACACAGTTATTGTTGTAAAAGGCGCAAGAAAATGCAAAACCAAGTATTATCCGAAGTATACCGGAAATTCCGGTTCAATAGTCGAAGCATTAAAAGCGGTTGGGGAAGATGATGTGTCGAAAGAACATCGTGCGGAAATCGCAAAAAAGAACGGATTTTCCAATTTTAAGTTTACATCAGAGGAAAATTCAAAGATGCTTTCTCTTCTGAAAAGAGGAAAACTGAAAAAGTAATTCAAGGGCGGTAGGGGTCAAATTCTGCCGCCTTTTTCTAAAACTAAATAAAGGAGGTGTAACTGTTGGAATTAGAAACCTTAGAGGTCAAGATTCAAGCGCAGGCAAGACAGGCTAATGGCCAGATCGACGCACTGATAACAAGGTTAGGAAAACTATCTTCATCCTTGCAAAGCATAGATTCTAGCGGAATTAACCGGTTATCAACCGGAGTAAACCGATTGTCAAACTCAATGAGTGCCATGCGCAGTGTTGATTCAAGGTCATTCTCGACTCTTGCAAGAAACATCAAAACGCTTAGCAACATTGACACAGAAAAGATAAATGCAGCAGCCGGAGCAATGCGACAGATTTCAAAGTCGGTAAGCTCGTTTTCCGGTATGTCAAAATCGGTGCAAGGGTTATCGGAATTAGCCGGAGGAATCAAGCAACTTGGTTATACAAGCTCAACAAAGGCTATCGAGAATATACCAAAACTTGCGGTTGCAATGCGACAGCTTATGTCCGAATTGTCGAAAGCCCCTAGCGTAAGCCGGAATATTATTGACATGACAAATGCATTGGCAAAATTATCACGTACCGGTGGAGCGGCAGGAACAGCGGCAAAAAGCATCACAAGCTCATTTAGTGGATTTAGTTCAAGTGCTTCTGCGGTTACCAAGAAGTCATTTTCCCTTGCGTCTGCAATCGGAAAAGTGTATGCAACGTACTGGGCTTTATTCCGAGGATTTAGGCTACTTGGAGATGCCATTGACATATCATCTTCACTGACAGAGGTTGAGAACGTTGTAAGGCAGACATTCGGGCAGTATGAAAGCCTAATTAACAATTTCGCAAAAACATCAATTGAAAAATTTGGTATGTCTGAATTGTCCGCGAAACAGTTTGCAAGCAGATTTCAAGCGATGGGAACCGCCCTTGATATTCCGCAAGGGCAGATGGCAAAAATGTCTATCCGGTTGACCGAATTAGCCGGAGATATGGCTTCATTCTATGATGTGAGTCAAGAAGATATTGCCAAAAGTCTGCAATCTGTATTTTCCGGTACTACGGCACCTATGCGGCGTTATGGTATCGACTTGACGCAGGCAACATTAAAGGAATGGGCGTTAAAGCAAGGACTTGATGCAAACGTTTCCTCAATGACACAGGCTGAAAAAGCTATGTTGAGGTATCAGTATGTGCTTGCGCATACAACCAATATTACCGGAGACTTTGCCAGAACAGCCGATAAACGAAACTTTTGTTTCATGTGTCGCGCGGCATAGCAATATGTCGATGAAAAATCGGGTAAAATCGGTGAAGGCTAAGTTGACTTAGCACGAACATTTTTGTATAATATGTTTGAGGTGATTTAATGCGAACATATTATATCTACAAAGCAACAAATAAAATAAACGGAAAATCTTATGTCGGTCAAACTTGTGATTTTCATAGCAGAGTGTGGCAACATCAAAGGTGCTACGAAAAAGAAGATTGCGACTTTCATAGAGCAATTAAAGAATTCGGGTTTGACAACTTCTCATGGGAAATCATCGAAACGTGTGAAAGCGAAGATGGAGCCTGTGAGTTGGAAAAGTATTACATTGAAAAATTTAACACCTATCGAGATGGCTATAATATGACCAAAGGTGGGAAAGGCGCGCCGTATCATAACGCCAGGGCAGTTGTTTTGCTGACGCTTGACGGACGGTACATTAAGCGTTATGATAGTGCAATGGATGCAGAAATTGACGGATTTAATAATACGGATGTTCTGCTTAATTGTAAAGGAAAAAGGCGGCAGACAAAGGGCTATATGTTCATGTTTGAGGATGAGTATGAATCAAACGGAGCGAAAACCTATAGAAAGCCGGAACCTAACGGAATGAGAAGCATTATTCAATGTGATATGGAAGGAAATTTTATACAGAAATTTAAAAGTTTGCAGGAGGCGGCTAGGATTACCGGAGCAAATAGAACAACTATTTCCGGTGTGCTTTCAAATACCTATAAGTCGGCAAATGGATATATTTTTGTATACGAAGAAGATTTTCCAATAAAAGATTTGAGCATCTATAAAAAGCGCAAAAAAGGAAGAAAAATTGCGCAAGTGGATGCGAAAACCAGAGAGATTATAAGAGTGTTCGATAGAATATCCGAAGCAGGGGAATCTCTTGGAGTTAATTACAAAGCAATACATAATGTAATTGACCAAGAGGGGCGAACTGCTTATGGTTATAAGTGGATAAGTCAATAAGCTAATACCGAGATAAGGCTATAAAATAAAAGTTATAGCACATTGTAGAGCGTAGGGATTGAACCTATGCTCTTTTCTTATGGAAAGAGTGTAGAATATAATATCCCCAAGAGTATCCGACAGCCACAATGCTGTGGTTGAAAATGTACGCCGAACTTATGGGAAACCATAAGAAGTAGAGGATAAAAAGCCTTTACGATAACATATTGACATGGCATAACCAGATAACCATGCTTAGAGAGAACTTCAAAGCACTTGGAGCGGTTGTTGGTGGTGGTTTAATCAATGCATTCAAGCCATTTATCAAGGTACTTAATTCAGTTCTGCAAAAGGTTATTTCCTTCGCAGAGATGGTAACAAATGCTTTAGGTTCTATCTTCGGATGGAAGTATGAAGCAAGCAAAGGGGCAGGAATCAGCGGTCTTGCTGATGATATTGGAAGCGCATCTGACGGCATGGACGATTTAAGCAATGCCGCAGGAAACGCAGGGAAAAACACGGGTGGTATCGCAAAAAATGCCAAGAAAGCAAAAAAGGAAATCCAACAGGCAACTCGTGCATTTGATGAATTAAAGGTTATTTCAAAACAAAGTAAAGATAATACTTCCGGTTCCGGGAATAAAGGTTCTGGTTCTGGATCTGGTTCAGGTGCTGGTGGCGGCACCGGTGCTGATGGTGGATTAGTTCAGACGGACACCATCTTTAAGAAATTCAAAAGCAAAATCAAAGACCTTGAACAGTTGGGAGAGTCTATTTCCGGTGCGTTAATTAACGCAATGAAAAAAATTAAATGGAAAAAAGTGTATGCAAAAGCTGAAGGTTTTGGAAGGGGATTAGCCAAATTCCTTAACGGACTATTTAAAGGGCAAAAAGGAACAACGCTTTTCGGAGAAACCGGAAAACTGATCGCAAATTCATTAAACACGGTGCTTCATGGATTGGATTCGTTTGGAACGACATTTAATTGGAAGCAATTTGGAAATTCAATCGCAGACGGAATAAACAAGTTTTTCCAAAACTTTGACTTTGCATTATTGGCTAAAACGCTTAATTCGTGGGCGCAGGGCGCGTTTGATACAGTTACGACGGCATTAAGTAAAATTTCCTGGAAGGATGTTTGGAACGGAGCAAAGGAGTTTTTAAGCAACTTAGACGTAAAGACGGTTGGAATTATCATCGGTGCGTTGACAATCAAAAAAATCCTTGGATTGCATCTTGCAAAAACCGCACTTGATATAATCGGAACTTCCATTTCAAAAGCAATAGCTGGTTCACTTGCATCAAGGCTTGGCGTTGAAATTGCGGCAAATGAGGGAATCTCGGCAGTATTGTCTACCGCTTTGTCAAAAAAAATAGGTGGGGCGTTTGCTACACTTGGAACAACTGTTTCAGCTGGTGTCAAAGCTTTATTCGGTAGCGGTGCGGCAGAGAGCGCACTTTCTTTTATCAGCCCGGTAGCAAAAGCTATAACCGGGATTGGCTCTGTTGCGATTGGCGCATTTACTGCAATATCAAACTTTGTGACCATGTTAAAGAACGGATTCAGTTGGCTTAATGAAGCACTTATGCTTGTCGGAGTTACGATTACGGCAGTCGGAGCGGTTATTTTAGGGGTAGCGGCAGCACCTGCAGCGATTACCGCAGGAATAGTAGCCGGTGTTGCAACGGCGGCTGTAGTAGTCAAGGATCATTGGAAAGAAATAAAAGGAATTTTCTCAAAAGCAGGAGATTGGTTTAATACTAATGTGATTAAGCCAATAAGCGGTTTTTTTAAGGGATTATGGGAATCTGTTTCCGGTTTTTTCTCTTCTTTATGGAAAGATATATCCGGTGTATGGAAAACAGTTTCTGGATGGTTCAATACTAATGTTATAACTCCTATTGTTTCATTTTTCCAAGGATTTTCGAAAAGAGTTGGTCAAATCTTTGAAGGATTGTGGATCATTGTCAAGGCTGTATGGATTGTTGTTTCTGATTGGTTTAAATCAAAGGTAATAGAGCCAATAAAGAAGAATTTTGAATTATTGAAATCGGCAGTATCAACCGCATTCAAGGTTCTATGGACAACTGTGAAATCTGTATGGGCGGTGGTTTCCGGTTGGTTTAAGGAGCATGTTACAACACCTATCAAGAATGCTTTTAGCTCAGCAAAAGAATCTATTCAGAAAGCTTTTAGCGCGGCAAAGACAGCGGTAACCGGTGCGTGGAATAGTGTTTCTAGTTGGTTTAAAGAACATGTAACCACCCCGATAAAAAATGCTTTCTCGAAGATGAAAGAAAGTGTAGCTGAAATATTCAGCAAATTATGGAATAGCGTGAAAAGTGGTGTTGCCGGGGCAATGAACACCGTAATTTCAAGAATTGAAACAGCAATAAATTCATTGATCGGTGGAGTGAATACCGTTTTGAGAGGGTTCAACAGTGTTGTTTCTGCGGCGGCTAAAGTAGCAAAGGTAAAGTGGAGCGGAGTCGATCTTGTGCCGAAAGTGAGCCTACCTAAAGTAAAGGCATATGCAACAGGCGGCTTCATGGACAAATATAGCATAGCAACTGTTGGAGAAAACGGGCTTCCGGAAATTATGGGAACAGTCGGAGGTAAGCCAGCGGTCGCAGGAAGCCAAGAAATTACCGGAATCAAAGATGCTATCAATTCAACATCTGCGCAAGAGGTTTCCTTACTGCGACAACAAAATCAGTTATTACAAGCTATTTTACAGAAAAATTTCGGAATTACTACAAACGACATAGGAAAAGCTGCAAGGGATTATGGTAGAGAACATTACAATCGAACCGGAGACAATGTATATGTTTTTTAGTGACTTCTATAATTGAACGTGATATAATTCTAAATAAATCATATCACAAGAAAGGAGTCATTATGAGAAGCACAAAAAGATTATTAGTAGCGATTGGGTTGGCATTTGCCGTTTTGGTTTCGGCTATGCCAATCCAAAATGCAGATGGGAAACAGATTGTTGCGCAGGCGGCAATTGTTAAGCTGAACAAAAAAGCAATCACGCTTGACGTTGGTAGTACACAGAAGTTAAAAGTTACCGGAACGAAAGCAAAGGTAAAGTGGCGTTCTACAAAATCAAGAATTGCAAAGGTAAGCAAAAGTGGCGTTGTTACCGCAGTATCATCGGGTAGCGCAACAATCAAGGCTAAAGTCGGAAAGAAAGTGATGTCTTGCAAAGTAACCGTGAAAGAGAAAATCAACAGACTTGCATACGAAGATTCGAGCATTAGGGTTTACTTTACAGGGATAAAGAAGGGAACATACCCGGACGAACTTATAGCTTGCTTGACAATCGAAAATATTACAGACAATAATATTACGGTTAATTCTGACACATCATCAGTAAATGATGTTATGGCAGAAGGAGCGTTATATCAAGATCTATCTCCACATAAAAAAGCCTATGTAACGTGGTGGACAATGGATGATAACATTGTGAGCTTGCCAATAAAGAATATTGACAACATACAACTATCCCTAGTTGTCTGGAATGAGGACTCGGAAGATTCCGACTACTACGTGACAGATTCTTTTGGATTACTGAAATGAGTTAAAGGATTTTTGGGAGGAATTTGATCATGAAACAAAGTGGATGGGGAATTGCATCTTTAGTGTGCGGAATAGCAGGCATTTTGTTAGCGTGTGTTGCGATAGGTGTAGTTCCTGCAATAATCGGTCTCGTATTCGCAATAATTGCACTTACGCAAAAATGGAAAGGGCATGGAACTGCAATTGCAGGTCTGGCTTGTTCAATAGTTGCGATAATTATTTTTATTTTTGCGGCACTTGTATTTGACGAAAGTGATTCAGACCAACCTAAAAAAGTTGAAAACAGTCGAGATGCGGAAGTATTGGACGATGAAACGGAAGAATCGACCGATTCATACGATGACTACTTCACATTAGGCGATTCGGTTGAGACTAATGACTTGATAATAACATTTTCATCTGCAAAATTAACATTGGACGATGTTGCGTATCAAAGTCCTGATGATGGAAATGCGTTTATGAAACTAGATTTCGAGTTTGAAAATATATCAGATGAAGATCAAGACATTTCTGGATATGATTTTTCTGCATACGCAGACGATTATGCTGTTGATTACATAGACAGCACATTTGACACAACGCTTAGTCCGGGTAAAAAAACTAAAGGTTCAATATATTTTGAAGTGCCTATGGACACGAATGTTTTTGACACAGAATACAGTACAAGCTATTATGGAAATTCAAAAGTAAAATTTTCAATAGTGGCAGAAGAATAAAAGTATAAGCCGTGGAAACACGGCTTATTTTAATTCCAAAATCGGATTGACACAAAATCAAAAATAGTCTATCCTTATTACTAAGGAAACAACCTTATCCGTGAAGATGCGGATTACTTACTCGAACGCCATACTGTACGAAAGAGGAAACCAATGTGATTTCACAACCGGTTTCCTCTTTTTTATTCAGATAAAAATGTATGGAGGTAGACACGAATGAAAAAATCACAACTTATGCTTAAGATTCAAAATAGCGTTGAGGTATTTGAGAATCCGATATTCGGACAGATCAGAATGGTCATGGTCGATGATGAACCATGGTTTGTTGGAAAGGATATATGCGAAGTATTTGGAGATACGAATTACAGAAGAAGCCTTTCAAATATTGATGATTCTGATAAGGGTGTGTCACAAATTGATACTCCAGGTGGAAAACAAAAAATGACGATTGTTAATGAAAGCGGCTTATATTCCTTGCTTTTTCAAATGCAACCGCAGAAAGCAAAGGGTGTGTCACAAAACGACTCCCTTATAAACGAAAGAAAAGAGAAACTTCATAAGTTCAAACGTTGGGTAACATCCGAGGTTCTCCCTACAATCCGTAAAACAGGTGGGTATGTCAATAATGATGAATTATTTATTTCCACTTACCTACCATATGCGGATGAAAACACTAAACTGATATTTTCACAGACATTAAAAACTGTTAGAGAGCAGAACGAAACCATTAAAAGGCAGCAGAAAGAAATCATCCATAAGGAAGATGTTATTATCGGACTCGTTGATGATATTGACTTGGCAACTAAGAGACAGCGGATAACGCAGATTGTCCGTTTCGGTGCCGATGGAAAGTATCAAGAACGCTATTCGTTGCTTTATGGAGAATTTGAAAGGAAATATCACTGCAACCTTAAATCAAGGATGGAAGGGTGCACGCTCAAGCCAAAAGTAAGAAACAAGATGGATTATATCGACAGGGAAATGGGAATGATTCCGCAGTTGTACGAAATCGCTTGCAAACTTTTTGAAAACGATGTAGAAAAGCTGAAATCTGAATGGGAATCAGTAGTAGCTTAAAATTTAATCAAATGGATAGCATCTACCAAACGGTAGGTGCTATTTTTATACCCATTTTTAGGAGGTAAACGATGGGATATGGCGGATATTTAGTAAAGTTTGGGAATTATACCATACCGAACAATTTAATAAAGCAGGACACGTTTAGTTCCTATGTAAATATGCAGGACAAAGACCCTTGGACGGATGAAAACGGATATGAGCATCGTGATGCCGTGGAACTGAAAGCCCTAAAGGTCGAATTTGAAACCAAAGCCATGCTGACCGAAAAGCAGTTGGATGATTTTTGGAAGAATATTGAGAAGAACTATACCAAGGCAAAGGAGCGCGGTGGCTATATCACGGCATACGTGCCGGAAAAACGCGGATATGTGACACAGTACGGATATATCGCTGATATTCAGCCTACGTTCTATTCTGTGGCAAATGGGAAGATTAAGTATGACGCAATCAAGTTTTCATTTATAGGCGGTGTGTATGATAAATAGTAGTTTGAAAGAAAAGTATTGGGATTCCTCGACAGATAAACAGATGGTCATATCTGTTGTTGGAACGAACCAGAAGATAGACAATTCGATGCTTGAAATCGGTACGTTCGCTCTCGAAGAAAGCCTTTGTTCGGAGTCTGAATTAAAGTTTGGAGCGTGCGAAGCGAATTGCGTAAAATTCACGGCACGAAACACCGCAGGAAACATTATTGGAAAGACAATCTCTATCGAAGAAACAATTGAAGGAGATAGCGAAAATCCTATGCCATACGGAGTTTTTAAGGTGGCATCCGATGTTCCTACGGCTGACCGTACAAAACGGCAGATTACGGCATATGACGCTATGTATGACATTATCAATACAGATGTAAAGTCTTGGTATGCAGGACTTAGCTTTCCAATGACATTAAAGCAGTTCCGTGATAGCTTCTTTGCGCATCTTGGAATCGCGCAAGTTGAAACAAGCCTTGTCAATGATTCCATGACGGTCAATAAGACGATTGTAGCAACACAGACGGACGATTCAAGCGCGGTCACAGAAGAGTCCGCTATCAGTGGGAAAACCGTTGTAACGGCAATCTGTGAGATTAACGGATGCTTTGGTAATATCAACCGAGAGGGCAAGTTTGAGTATGTCTTTCTGAAAGCAATCACAAGCGCACTTTATCCGGCAGAAGATTTGTTTCCGGCAGACAACGTATTTCCGTCTGACGCAAACACAGAGTCCATGACCGGACACTACATCACGTTTGATTACGAGGACTTCCAAAGCAAGGCAATTACACAGCTTGAAATCAAGACAAGCGAAGATAATGCCGGTGCTATTGTTGGAACTGCCGGAAACAACTATTCGATTACAGGAAACTTTCTTGTATCAGACAAGACCGGAGCGGAACTTGAACAGATTGCAAATAACCTATTGCCGATCATGAAACAGGCGGCATACACACCGATTAAAAGTTGCACTTGCGTCGGAAATCCATGCCTGACACTTGGGGAACCTATCCGGTTCAATACCACAAGAGAGATTGTTGAAACGTATTTATTGCAACGTACCCTAACCGGAGTACAAAGCAAGAGAGATTCGATTTCGGCACAGGGCACGCAGACACACTCTGCAAAGGTTAATTCTATCAGAGACACGATTGAAAGCGTTGAAAGACGTACCGGAAAGCTAGAGAGGAACGCAGACCATCTGTTATCAACATACGAGGATTTGGAGCAACAGACAAGCTCTAAATTTGAGCAGACCGCAAAGAGCATTTCCGCAGAAGTCAATCGAGCACAAAAAGCAGAAGGCGAATTGGATGCGTCCTTGGAATTAAAGTTAGGCAGAGATGAGAACGATCAAGTTATTTCGATGATCAATGCAAGCGCTGACCAGATTATGCTTCGTGGAAACAGGCTCATAATTGAAAGTAATAACTTCCAGCTTGACGGGAATGGACGAGTGTCAATTATTGATTCTCTGAATTTTATTGCAACGTCTCTTGGCGATGACATTGTAATTATTGGACTCGATGCAAGAGGAAGGCCAATGCTGCAAAACATACGCATTGACCTAAACTCTGTAACAGATCAAAATGGGGAAGCCATAGGGGATCATGCAAGTACGGCTGATCATGCGACAACCGCAGACTCTGCAACAACTGCAGAAAGTGCAAGGCAGTGTATAATGGCATCAACCGCGCATTATTTGCAAGGTATTGGACTATCCGATTATGTACGAATTTCAGACAACGGAAATTTAATCCCAAGTTCTAGTTCTGTGTACTGTGGAACTAACCCCAATCCATTTGCCGGAGGGTATTCTTCCGGTGGTTGGAAAACAACGTCTGATGGCAGAAAGAAAAAGGATTTTCGAAAACTGTTAGAGGATGATCGGTTTGAGAGATTTTTTGAGTTGCTGCAACCGATGGAATATCGGCTCATAGAAAATGATGAGAAAATGCACATGGGATTTGTTGCGCAGGATGTTGAACAGGCAATGACGGATTGTGACATATCTGAAAATGAGTTTTACGGACTGGAACATGCGGTATTCTCCGAAAAAGATTTTGAATCTAACGAGGAATGGGAAAAATTCTTAAAGCAGAATGGTGGAGCAAATGATATGTATACATTGTGCTATCAAGAGTTTATTGCGCTTAACACTGCCATGATACAGAAACTGCAGAACAGGTGTAACGATTTTGAACACAGACTATCCGCATTAGAAAGGAAGTGATTAGATGGCATATCAGAAAATCTATAGCCGCGAATATTGGGAGAACCTTCCAAGCGAAAAGACCGCAATTAATCGAAATAGGCTGAACAACATAGAGGGCGGCATTGATGCAATCGACGATCGTGTGTGCGCACTCGACACCACGAAAGTTGACTTGACCAAAGCTAACGAACTTGTAAAGGAAATCCTTTGGGATGAATCCAACGGAACGCTGACGGTCGTTAAGATGAATGGTTCCAAGGCGGTCATTGATACCAAGTTGGAGAAGCTGGCAGTCAACTTCAAGTATGATCCGGAAAGTCAGCAGTTGGTAATCACGCTTGACGATGGCACAGTGCAGAATGTGGACTTATCATCTCTGATTACAGAGTATGAATTTCTCGATTCTGATACAATCGCATTTGCAATCGGCAGTGACGGTAAGGTGTCCGCAATCGTGAAAGAGGGAAGTATCCAAGAAAAGCATCTGCGCCCAGATTATCTTGCAGATATTAAAGTGGAATCTGCCAAGGCGGTAGCATCTGCCAAAAGCGCAGGGGTGTCCGAAACCAACGCGGCAAAATCTGCCACAGACGCAAAGGACAGCGCGGACAGGGCACAGGGAATCGAAAACGAGATTAACAAGAAACTCACAATGACAGAATTTGATGTGAATGAGGATGGAGAGTTGATTTACACGGACAATTCTGCTTATAACTTTGTCGTTGACAATGACGGAAATTTAAATTGGGAGGTGGCTTAGAATGGCTATAGCAGGAAGAGTAGCAATTGTACCAAAAGGTGATTGGAGCGCAAATGCTACATATAAGAGATTGGATGCAGTGACTTATAACAATACGCTTTATTTCGCAAAAAAGGAAGTTCCAGCAGGAACGGCAACGAGCAATACAGAGTATTGGTCTAAGTCTATCGTGGGCGGTGCTGGTGCAATCGCAACGAAAGAGGATGCCGGGATTGTGAAACCGACAGACGGACTTTCGATTGCAGAAGATGGAACGCTTAAAGTTAACATTGATGGCGCAACGCTTACAATGGATCAGGTCAACAATGTTATAAAGTTGTCTGATACATTAAAAGATAAAATTAACGGTGCATTTCCAGCGGCGAACTTAATCAACAACCTTACAACCACAGAAGCCGGATTTGGTTTGGATGCCCGGCAGGGAAAGGCACTGGACGATAAAATTACTGAAATAAACGGCAGTTTAAATAATAGACTTGCTGTTCCTACACTTGTCACAACCGATACAACGACATTATCTGATATAAAAAATTATATAAACGCAAATATGAACACAGGTTTATCATATATGCAAATTTTTGATGCAAAATGTAAATTCTTTAATACAAGTGGTAATTGGCTTATAATGGCTTTTGCGCAAGATCGAGTTAGTGGTTGTTTACTTGCAGTAAATCATTGGAGTGGTGAAGTAAAAATTATATCTGCATACGCAGATCCTTCTGGTAATAAAAAGCTTAAAATAAGTAACGTTACTATAACAGATACAAAAGATGTTTAATTTTATTCTGCTGTTAAATATATGAAACTAAAATAATAATTACCAGATTCAAATAAATCTCGTAATACCATACTACTACTATTTGTGTTATCACCAATATATAAATACCATTGACCTGTTTTCCCATTCATGTTTGTTTGGTTAATGCCACGAAACATTTTTTTGGGTAAATTCACAATCTGCACATATCCACCAGGAGTATTTTCTAATAATTCAATGCGTATAGAGCAAATCATTAAAGATCCATATTGCATTGCGTTTTCCTCTTCGAATTTTACCTTGTCAGCAAAATCGGTTCTTGGGCAATATGGTGTCCACGGAACATCTTTAATTTTTAAACTGCCGTTTAAGAAAATATATCGAACAAATATTCGAACGTAACTTATAAACCATTTTTATTATAGAAAGGAATTAAAAACATGGATAAAATAATTTTGAAAAACAAAACAGAGTTCGAGATTGCCGATGGTGCAAGCCTTGGCAACATCCAGATCAAGGCAGAAAATTTCGAAGCCGTCAAGACCATCACGGATGCATTTTCTGCGGACAACCTGCAGAAAGTGACATTTACACATAATGGCGAAACATCCGGAAAGTACACCGATCTGAAATCCGATGGGTTTACGTATATGCCGAACGTGGGAGAGGATGGCGCAGAGGATGGTACATACGCAGTAACAGTAAGACTTAGAACAAAGACTGAAATGGAAAAGGCAATTGATGAGCTTAAAGCAGGACACGAAGCAAACGCAGAAGCAATCGAAGAATTGGCAAGCATTACCGCAGAAAGTGAGGTGTAGGATATGGTTAAATTCTACGTGAGACGTATTCTTGTAGAAAAGAAAATGACCATTGATGAAGTGCCGATGCGTTGGCGCGCAAAAGTGCAAGAAGAGATTGAGAAACAGCTTTCCGCTTCTCTGCAATGACATTTTCTGTCGAAATTTGCGACCGAAAAATGTTGAAATCATGCATATTACAGTGATACTATGGACTTGTCCGAAAGGACACTTCAAGTTCTGGCATGGGTGGGGTTTGGCATGGCTCCGCCCATAATTGGGGATTGACTATGCCGAACATACGTTCTATAATATCCGTATCGCTACATAGGGCACATGATTGGGGGTTTTGAGGTTGGGAAAAGAATACTACAAAAATGAAATCATTGAATTGATTGAAAAATGCGACAATTTGCATTGGTTAAAAACCATATATGCATACATAAGCAACTTATTAAAATAGGAAAAGAGCCAAGGGTCTGCGCATTGCCCTTGGCTCTTTTTTACTTTTTGTCTGAAATCATATCTACTAAATTTTCTAAGGCTGTCCAATCGCTTTCGCTTAATTTGCACAGTGCAGAAACAAGTCGATACTTAAAGTTTTCATCACCTAATCTTTGGATTTCTCCAAGCATTGCTGAAATCTGTTCGTCTTTTGATAATTCAACAAACATTTCTCCGTTTCCGGTGCGAAGCCAATCTTCATTGACATTAAACTCTTGACAAATCAATTTAACAGTTTGTTCTGATGGAGAATTTTCTCCGCTTTCCATTTTGCATACAGCAGATCGTGAGACTAAAATTTTTTCTGCAAATTCGGTTTGGCTTAATTTTGCTGATAACCGAACTTGCTTTATTCGCTCATTCATCCTTTACCCTCCTTTCACAATTATATTAACATTAAATGTTCATTAAGTCAACAAAAACTATTGACAATGTATATTTAATGTGCTATTGTATGTACATCAAATGAACAGGAAAGAGGTGAGAACATGAAAGAGATTAAATCAGCAAATGACATAATTGTTGTTCCGGTTTCCTATTTTAATGGAATGGAAAAGGAATTGCAGAAGATTTTAAACAAAGTGGAAATTCACGATATGGATGTCATGGAACAGGTTCTCCATATGCGGAAGTGGCTGAAAACCAAAACCGTATATGAAGAAACAAAGAGATTGTATCCTAATCTCCGTTTGGAAAATATTCATTTGCTTTTACCACAAGAAGAAGAGAGTTCTTGTGAGTGTACTGATAAAACAGGCAGTGAATAGATTCTGCTGTTGTGTCGCATAGCGGATTTCCAAACGTTTCAGGAACATTTAGTTCCCAACAGAAATTATTTATATTTGCGAACGTTATATCGTTTTCAGTTAATATCTCTGCCATTTTTTCTCGGTCGCAGGATATTGTAGAAAAATCGCAAAACAAAAAGTATTTCAAATTGTATCACCTCCCTTATTTGATGATAAGGGAATTATATCACAGAAAGGAAGTGAAAGTATGGATAATTTGGTACACATTGGAAATGCAGACATTTCCATCAAAGAGTACAAAGGGGAAAGAGTGGTCACATTTAAGGACATTGACATGGTACATGAAAGACCGGACGGAACAGCAAGAAAAAGATTTAACGACAATAAGAAAGACTTTATTTTAGGAGAAGATTACTTCGTCCGAAATTCGGATGAAGCCAAGGGGGAATTTGGTGTAACCGCTCCGAACGGAATGTATCTTTTTACCGAGCAGGGTTATCTAATGTTGGTCAAGTCGTTCACGGATGATTTGGCATGGGAAGTACAAAAGAAATTAGTTTCTTCCTATTTTAATGTATATTTTCGGATGCGACTTGAACATTGTAGCAGAGTACGAAATCAGATATTGCGCATGAAAGGAAGTGATTGTATGAGCGAAAAGGAAAAGCGAGTTGTCGAAAAACTTCGTGATGCCATTCCGAATATGACAGATTTTCAGAAAGGATATGTTCTTGGAATGGTTGAGAGTTCTGCTTCGAAACATAGTGAGCAGGGCAAGGAAGACGAAACACATAATGGAAAGGAGAATTGAAATGAGCGATTTTGAATTTCAGAAAGTTAATTCAAGGGTAATTCGTAGCGGTGACAACTATTTGGCAAAGGTTGACTCTGCGGAAACTTTTTCAAGCATTTTCGTTGACGAGGAAACAACATATGGAGTCTCTGTAAGAGATGCACAGATACAGACAGGAGATTCGACTTACACACCTGCAATGGCTTTTACATATTCCATGGAAGATGGTTCTGTGCGTTTTATAGATGTTGTTGTATGTCCGTTACTCGGAACGTTTGTTTCTGACTGGTACTAATAGCTTTATCATTATAAAGTGGCAGAAAGGAGCATGAATGAAAAAAGTAATCCAATTCATCATAGGCGCGGTTGCAATGGAGTATTCCTTAGTTGCCGCGTGCTATATGGATAGTGAGGGAGCGGCCGGGAATGTGTCGGCTATTAAATTTGTAGCCGGTGCAGTAATTGCGGCAATCATGTATTACTGGTCAGAGGTAGACCGAAAGAGAGCTGAACTTGACAAGCGAATTAAGAGAAAACGCAGAATGAGAGAGGATGCATGGTAGGCGTTGTGTATATAAGTGGCACGAGATGTTCCACGGAAGAAAAGCGTATGCTTGCTGAACTTTTGGCAGGGAAACGAAAGAAACAGAATGATAAAGATAATTTTGAAAAGGTTCTTGACAGAGAAATGGAAAGGAGAAGCAATGGAGAACAAAATAACACTGATCGGTGATGTTGTATCGGCACCAAGGGAAAGCCATAAATCAAACGGTAAGAATTTTTATAAATTTTTCATCGGAGTTGAAAGAAAAAGCGGTGTTGCAGATATACTTCCGGTACTGTTTGACAAAGAAATCAGCGATACAGAAATTAGCGGAACGGTATGTGTCAAGGGAAAGATAATTACCCGGCACGTAAAAACCGGATCTGGAAAAGCAATTCTTATGTATGTTATGGCTGATACAATCACAAAACCAGAGGATGATAGCCCTTTGAATGAAGTAAGCCTTGATGGAATTATCGAGGAAAAGCATCTTAGAGAAACACCACTTGGCCGTAAAATCTGTGATGTGAAACTCAAAAACATAAGAGAAAACGGAAAAGAGGATTTGATCACATGTATCGCATGGGGAAAGTGTGCGGAATATACGGACTCACTTGCTTTAGGCGATAAGGTAAGCACGTACGGCAGATTACAGAGCCGGAGATACAAGAAAACGTGCAAAGATGGTCACGTTATGGAAAAAGTTACATATGAGTTGTCAATAAAAGGAATCGTGGGGGTGTAGAATAATGCGAATGATTTTGAAATCGTTACATATTGAAAATTTCAAGGGGGTAAAGGATAAGACATACGAATTTGGCAAGACAACAAGGGTTTCCGGCATGAACCGGAGAGGAAAGACCACAATCGGTTCAGCATGGTACTGGCTGATGTCTGATAAGAACTATGAACTTGTCAGCAATCCAAACATTAGACCGGACAATGTAGAAGATTGCATTCCGACTGTTACTGCAAATGTCGGTGTAGACGAAAAAGAAATCACTCTTTCCAAGATGCAGAAGCGAAAAGTCGGAAAGCCGGATAAAAATGGAGTTTCGAAAGTTACTATCACAAATACATATGAGATCAATTCTGTGCCTAAGACAGAACGTGATTTTAAGGCATATCTGGAAGAATTAGGGTTTGAGTTTGATAAATTCCTCATTTGTTCGCACCCGAATGTGTTCACTAAGGATTTGTCGTTTAAAAAAAAACAGGATGAAATGAGAAAATCCTTATTCGCTATGGCAAGTGAAAAAACAGATTTAGAGATTGCGCAAATGAATAAAGAAACTGCGGATGTTGCAAAACTACTTGAATCTTATAAATTTGAGGAAATTGAAGCCATGAATAACGCTTCCAAGAAAAAGGCGGTTGAGCAGTTAGACGCTATTCCAAATCAGATCATCGGGCTGGAGAAAGCAAAAGTTGATGTAGATGTGGCAGAGCAGGAACTTGCCAAGGCTGATCTGACAAGAAGAATCGCTGAATGCGATAAGAAGATTGCCGGTGCCGATCATTCGCTTGACGAATTGCGCGATAAGGAAATGCGGTTACAACTTGATATATCCGGAATTACACAGACGATGAACCGCGAATTATCCAATCGTAGATACGAAATTGATGCTGATCTGTGCGGTTGCAAAGATGAATTAAAACATCTGGAGCAGACGATTTCTTTGAAAGAAAATAAGATTGTCGGTAATGAAAAGGCTATCACAGATGCGGATGCTGAACGGAAGAAAATTGGAGAAAAGTACAATGCAGAATATGCCAAGGCATTTGATGAAGCGCCTTACCTGTTTGACGAATCCAAGTGGGTATTTGATGAAAATAGCACTGTTTGTTCACTGTGCGGTCAGAAGTTGCCAGAAGATAAAATCGAGCAGTTAAAGGCTGATTTTGAAAGCCGGAAAGAAAAAGCCAAGGCGGATGCAGAAGAAAAACTGAAAGCAAAAAGATTTAAGTTTGACACTGACAAAAAGGTTGAACTGAATCGGTTGAATACTATTGGCACCGAGAAGAAAGAACTTATTACCGAACTTACAAAGAAAAATGCTGATCTGAATACAGAAATTGACGCTTTAAAGAAACAGGAACAGGATGCCATTGCAAAGAAAGAAGAACTTTCGAAGCAGTTATCCGAGATCCCGAGCGAAGCTGATTACACGCAGAATGAAGATTATGTGAAACTGAAAGCAGAGCGTGACAAGGTTCTCGCCGATATTGAAAAGCTGGAATCTGATGGTGCGGACAAGATTGTTACTGATTTGAAAGTCGAGAAAGCAGATCTGCAGAGCCAGCTTGATGAAGTAAATAAGATTATTGCACAGGCTGAAAACAATGTTCAAATTGATGACAAGATTGCAGATATGCAACATAAACAGAACGAGTATGGACAAGCAAAGGCAGATGCCGAGAGGATTCTTTATCAGCTCAAAGAAGTTTCAAAACGAAAGAATAAGTTACTTGTTGAAGAAATCAATCAGCATTTCGGTATTGTACGTTGGAAGTTGTTCGATTTCCAGAAAAACGGAGAATATAAGGAAGTTTGTATTCCTACGGTACTTGATGAAGAAACCGGCATTTATAAGGTGTTCGGTGACACGACTAACACTGGCAGGGAAATTGAAGCGAAGATTGATATTTGCAACAGTTTTCAGAAGTTCTTTAATATGTATGTTCCGATTTTCCTTGATGGTGCAGAAAGTATCAATGATGAATATGTACCGGCTGTTGATACACAGTTGATTCTTCTGACAGTTTCCGAGGACAAACAGTTGAAAGTTGAAGCTATGTGATATGGACTATCCAATAAATGCAAAGGCAATCGAAATTATTGACAAATACATGAAAGCAGGAGAACCGCTTGACCTTGGGACTGAAAGGTTCTGCATGGGAACATTCAAAGCTATGTGCGAAGAAGTATTCCATAAGAAATGCGTTAAGCGTTTGGTGCATAGAAAGGGCGAAGAACCAATGTTTACCAAGTGGGATACGAAATACGATACATATTTTCAAGGCAACACATGGTACTCGTTTTCTTGGTTTAATGGTAGATGCGGTTTTGGGTATCGGTACTTTTTGAGAGCTAGTTGTGAATTATATTTTGAAAAGCGCGCAAGGCAGATAATAAGCCTGTTTCTCTCGAAAAGATACACTAGCATCGAAGATGCAATACTTAAAACGGACTGTTTCTTAGAACTGTGGAATGTATTTGAAAAATGGTTCGATGATAGGAGAAATAAATTCATGGAAAATATGAAAGCGGATATTCAAGAGATTCGGAGTATGTCAGCAAGGAAAACACCGCAGTCACATGGTGGTGTGGCTAATTTGCTTAAGGTTCTGACAAAGACAATGGAAAAGCAAGGTTCTGATATTACAAGCATTGCAAAGGTGCAGTATGCGATATGCGTACAGGCAGGAATCTATATTCCTGACGAGTTTATCAGAGATGTTGCGGTCACATTGGATATGCCAATAGAAAATGAAGAAAGCGAGGGCGTGTAGAATGAGTTACATTGAGATTTTTAAGTTTGATAAAAATGGAGATTCTGAAAGTTTTGGAGAGGTAAGTAACGCATGGCGTGGTTCAATGCGAGTGTGGGACATTTTAGGGAAAAAGTATTGTGGTCATGGGGCATCAATATTTGACATGGGGCAGATGAAAGCTATTTGGAATCTTGTGGATGATAAATCTGTCACGTATGATGAAAAAATCGTCCTGTTTACCACATTCGATAAATATCTTGTTAAGAAAGAAGATATTCCCAAAGTTATTGATGCTTTCCGTAAGTTTGAGGGAAATACAAATCTTAATGAGCAGGCAGATGTACTTGAAAGTTTGTATGAAGAACCGAATTGTATTGCGGTTGGATTTCATCAGAACAGTATAAGTTGTGAGCAGTGGTTTGATTATAACTGTATTCACGATAAAGAACACTTTTGGATATTTGATGAACTTAAAGAAAGCGAGGATGCCGAATGTCGAGAGTAGGTACAAAGAACAACATCACACAACCGGATGCACGGTGCATGTCATGCAAGCGTTGGAAGAGTGCAAGTAAGGGGTTCTGGGGAAGAGCCGGACATTGTTCTCTTCCGTATTGCGAAAAAGACGCGAGAAATAAAGGAAAGAGAGGGTTTAGAAGATGAAACAGCAGATTACCGAGGAAATGAAAATCCAGAATGAATGGTACAAAGAAGCGAAAAAACAGACTGTGGAAACACTTCCGGAATTTGTAAGGCATTTAACAGAAGACTATTCGCATGATTATGGAACTATTTGCCACGCAGTTGCGGCAGCAGGAATAGCAGCCATGTACGCGGTTGACAATTCTCCGACAGGTGGAATTACCGGATTTCAAGCAGGATGCATTATGTGGAAGGTTATTAGAGAATGGAACTTTCAGAACAATAAGACAGGGTTGAAAATTCTTGATTATGACAATATTCTTTATCCGCAGTATAAAGCTTCTTTTATATCTATAAGTAGTGAAATTTGGGAATCTGTCAAGAAAGAAGCTCAAAACAAAATTAACCAGAATAACGATAAAGTGGAAAAATGGAAGGTTGCCCATGATAAATGGGTTGTTGATATGGAGAAGTTTAAAGTAGACGTTGTGGAATGGCAGAAACAGCATCCGGAATACCCGACATATGAGGACAATCCAAAATTCTATGAGCATCTTGGCTTTGGAACCGAGAAAGAATGGGATGAAGAAACCGAGAAACAGGAGAGCGGATTTATGTTTGCTCCAACGGAACCATGCAATCCAAGTGCTAGTCCAAATGTTATTACACATTGGCAATCTATTGTTAATGGAAACGTTCCATTTGGTTTGAAAATTGAGGAGGAATGATAAATGCAGTATATCAAAGCGAAATTCCCAAACAGCACAAGAAGCTACGTGTATCGCACCGAGGATAATGTAAAAGCCGGTGACACGGTTGTAAATGCCAAAGGTGCAAAGTTGACGGTTACTGACAAATCAGTTGATATGAAGTGGGTAGAAACCTACGGTGCTGATAAGATGGCGGTTGTGAAGAAATATGAAGCGCCGGAAAAACGGTACATTGTCGAGCGTGAGTTTGAACACGCAGGCTACAAATGTGTTGTCATATTTGGAAGTATCGGGCACAGATGCGGTTATGTCGGCATTCCAAAGAATCATCCGTTATACGGAAAGGATTACAGTGGTTACCTTGAAATCAAGAAAGCCGATGTCGGGGACAGAGAAGTAAGCGGAATTTTTCCTTTGCTTGGTGCTTGCCTGGATGAAGATGAAAGAATCCGAATTGAAGCATATTTTCAGTGTCACGGTGGCATTACATATGCAGGCGGTGGAGAGCATTCAAGTTATCCAATCGAGAGTGATTTGTGGTGGTTCGGATTTGATTGCGGTCATGCAGGAGATAGACCGGATTACGAGTATGCAATCAAGCAGTTTCCGAAACGCAGGGATGAACTTGAAAGAATTTTAGATATTCAAAATCAGTGTCATTATGATGGCGATGTTATTCGCACCGAAGAATACGTTGCGGAAGAGTGCAAGAAGTTAGCGGAGCAGTTAAAAGAATTTGAAGAAAGCGAGGAATAGATATGGTTATCAAAACAAAGAGATTTTATGTAAACAGTAAGTCATGCAAGGTGGAACTTAAAAAAGAGGGTGCTGATTACCTTGTGGTAGTTGACGGCAATGTGTATGCAAAGACTCCGAACGAATTGCATGCGGTGCAGAAATTTAATGAGATTTAAGAAAGAGAGGAATAGATATGATTAAATCAGATTTTGGAACAATAGAAGTAGACGGAAGAGAGCCGGTTATCATGGCTGAATTTGAAACTCTTTTGGTAGCATTAAGGAGAGTTCTCGGAGATAAGAAATACAACTTTGTTTTGCAGGAAGCAAGTAATAAAGAACTGACCAAGGAGGGTAAGGAAACATTAAGAAAAGGCGAAACAGAACGCTTAGTAGAAGCTCTCAAAACTTTTTTTAGTGAAATGGAGGATAATTAATTATGGCAGAGAATACGGCAGTATCTACGCAGGGAAAACAGGAAATGAATACACAACTTTCCTATTATACGAACCAGTACATAGGACTTATGGAGCGTGACTTTGCAGAGCATGGACTTGTGCTTAATGATTATTCCAAGCAGTGTGTCATGGCATCCATGAGTGCTATTTACAACCTTGTTACATCTAGCAAAGCCGCCATGAGTAACTTGAATGGATCTAATTTGAGACAGATTATTGGACAGGTATCAAGCCTTCAACTTAATGCAAATGCAGTGCCGAGAGAGTGCTACTTCCAGTTGAGAAGCAAACAAGATGCAAATGGAAATTGGTACAAGGAAGTAGAAATGGGAATCGAAGGAGACGGAAACGATGCACTCCTTCGAAACTTTGGGGTTGATGTTAAAAAGGTATATCCAGTATGGCTTGTGAAAGAAGGTGATGATTTTACATATCCAAAGCATAAAGGAATTGAAGTTACGCCGCCGGAATGGGAAGAAAAAGGACTTTCGCAGAGAGTTATCCGTGTTGTTTACCCGGTGGAAATGAAAGATGGGAAAGTTGAATATATGATAGCAGAGCGTGAAAGCGTAAAAGGAAACCTTTTTGCTCATGTTCGCAATAATCTTCTGAATGAGACTTTCGGACTTGTAAAAGGCGGCAAAAAGACACGCTATGATGCAACGGAAACAGAAAAGAAAGCTATCGCAGAAAAGAAAAATGAAATTTTGAAAGAGCTTTTAGCTTGCAAAACTGTTGAAGATATGCTTTCCTGCGAAGTTGCAAGACCATACATGAGTGCCGCATGGCTTGATACATCTGAATCCATGATCGTTCGAAAGATGCGCAATAATGCAATCAAGAAGCATCCAAAAGACCTTAATGCTATTGCAAAACAGTCTCTTATGCAGATAGATGAAACTTATCAGCAGACACAGGAAGAAATTTCCGAAAACGCCAATTCAGAGCCGTTTGTTGTAGCAGAATCCGAAGCGACTGACGGTGCAGCAGTCGAGCCTGAGAAAGTCGTTGAGAATGACGAGAATGTACCGGACTTTATGAAAGATTAGGGAGGTTGCCATGAGAGTTATATCACAGGACGGAGCACTTGATATTCCGTATGAGCAAGTAGTTATTCAGAGGTTTAATGGAGAAATCTATTTTTTGAACAAGAACCTTACAGGGATAGATGATCTTGTCAGTGACATTGTTATTGCTAAATACTCCACCGAAGAAAAAGCAAAGAAAGCCATGGAAGAATTGAGATATGCCTATATGTGTCACAGCCTTGTAAAGATGGGGCAGACACCGCCAGATGGAATTGACGAAAATATTGACGAAAAACTCACTATGGGTTTGAGCGGAGTATTTCACTTTCCGGCAGAGGAAGAATTGGAGTAGGGTATGGATAATTTAACAAGATACACCGCAGACGATGAAGTACCGAATTGTGGACGATGTGAACACATCAATGATTCTAATGAATGGTGTATGCAAAATTGCGGCGGAGCAAATGGCTGGAGCGGCTATTTGAGATATGGAGAAAGCGAGGTGACAAAAGATTGAAACTTAGAGTTTTGGGTTCAAGCAGTTCCGGAAACTCATACGCCTTGATTTCAGACAGTGGCGAAATCCTTGCCATTGAAGCCGGATGCAAATTTCTTGATTTTAAGAAAATGATTGATTGGAAAATAGCAAATGTTTCCGGATGCATTGTGAGCCACGAACATGGAGACCATGCACGATACATAAAAGATTTCATGAAATCCGGCATTCCGGTTTATACGGCATTTGAAACACAGACCGCACTTGAAACCATTACAGGAGAGCGTACAATAGCCATTCCACCGCGCAGACCAAGGCAAATCGGCAGTTTTACAGTAACACCCTTCAATGTGCCACACGATACAGAAATCGAGTGCTACGGCTATTTAATCGAGCATGAGGAAATGGGCAAGCTATTATTCTTGACCGACTTGGAATATTGCAAGTATGACTTTTCCGGCATAAAGGTTGAGCATATCATGGTCGAAGCCAATTATAGCATGGACTTGGTAGATCGGAATGAACCGAACTATGAACACCGTTTACGAGGTCATATGAGCCTTGATACGGCACTTAAATTTATTCAGACGAACGACAACCCAGCTTTACGAAATGTCGTTTTAATACACTTATCGGACACAAGCGGAGATCCCGCGTTATTCCTACAACGAACGAAAGAAAAAATTAAATATGGAGCAAATATTTATGTTGCAGACAAAGGGTTAGAGGTTGATATGAACCTTTGTCCGTTCTGAAAGGAGAAAGCATGGAAAAAGGAACAAAGTGCAGAGTTATTAGTGATGATTATGGGTTTTTAAACCGGGAGAAATCGTTGTTGCATTAGAAACCAATGATGTGCCATATTGCGCAAAAGAATCGGCATATTCTCCGGGAAAACAGATTTCCGATTACAGATTAGATGAGTATGCCGCTTTACACGATTACGAACTCGAAGCAATTGATGAATAATTAGGTTGAAACACCTTGGCGAAAGCCTAAAAGAAACTATCTTGTTTGGCGAATAGTTATCACAAACTTTATTGAAAGCCATGTTTTGGCGGTGCGTTTACCGTACCGCCCTTACAAAAGATTGGAGGTAAAAATTGAAATTATGCGAATACTGTATGGCTGAATTTGAGCCGAAGCGACCAGATCAAAAATACTGTAGACCAAAATGCGCCAAAAGATCTGCACGGTTTAGAAATTTTAAAAAGGCTGGAAGAATTGTGTATACAAGAATATGCCCGAAATGTGGCAGAATTTTTATGACGATAGATGAAAACAAGTTTAATTGCCAAGACTGCATTAGCATTGACGTTAAAGAACGCTTGATAAAGCCAAAGAAAAAGGATGATGCAATAAAGGCCGTGAATCATATGGCACGCGCTTCCGGCATGAGCTACGGAAAGTTTGTGGCTCAAATGAGCATGAAGCCATTGGAGAGGAAGTGATTGGGGTGGATTATAAGAAATTTAGACAGGCAAAAGCCATCGAAGCCAAAAATAAACAGAAGTGGCTTGCGTTGAATCCGAAACTGAATGATGAAAGCGGAATATACTTCTTACTTCGTGAGGATGAAAATGGTTTCCGGTATGCGTATATCGGGCAGGCACTGCATATAATCAGCAGATTGTGTAGCCACCTTACAGGCTATGAACAACACATAGACCTTAGTTTACGCAAGCATAAGTTGTACAACGAGAGCGACAATCCTTATGGTTGGCGAGTTGAATTTTTGAATTTTCCCGAAAGCCAGCTTGACGAAAAAGAGAAATATTACATCAAGCTATACGCAGATAAAGGCTATCAGCTTAGAAATGTCAGCTTAGGCGGTCAAGGAGAAAATCGTGCTAGTGGCTCAATAGGAGAAAGAAAAGCACCTAAAGGCTATATGCAGGGCGTACAACAAGGTAAAAAGACTCTTGCCAAGGAATTATCGCATATCGCTGAAAAGCACCTTAAAATCGAAATTAGAGACGATAAGAAGCATAATAAGGTGTCGCAGAAACAGTTTGAGAAGTTTATGGCTTTGATTTCTGGAAATACATATAAGGAGAGTGATTAAATGGCAGAAGTCAAGTGGATTAAAATCACAACAGATGTCTTTGACGATGAAAAGATTCTGCTGATTGAGAGTATGCCGAGTGCGGATAGCATCATTACGATTTGGTTCAAACTTCTAATTCTTGCCGGAAAACAGAATAACAACGGTGTGTTTATGATGAGCAACAAGTTGCCGTTCACGGATGAAATGCTTGCTACCATTTTCCGCAGAGATTTGAACACGGTAAGGCTTGCGCTTAAGGCCTTTGAAGAATTTGGAATGATTGAAGTTGTTGACAACGTGATAACGATTCCGAATTGGAATAAGCATCAAACACTTGGCGCTTATGAGAAGAAAAAGGAACGTGACAGGCTATATCAACAGAACCGAAGAAAGAAGCAGAAAAACCTAATTGAACAAAAATCGCCCGATAAATCGTCTGACGTCGCTGTTTCAGATAAAGAAGAAGAAAAAGAAGAAGATAAAGAGAAAGAAAATATAAAAGAAAATTCGCTGTCGACCGATTCCGGAGATTTGTTTGATTTTGACGATGCATGGAAAAAGACTTTTAGTATATACCCCAAGAAAACAGCGTACAGTACCTCTAAAACAGCTTGGATGGATAAGGTGCTAGAAGTTATCGAAGAGAACCAACCGGACATTGCACGGCTGTTATACAAAGCCACAGAGGCATATTTGAGTGACTATCAAGAAAAGAATCCAGACGATACGGATTTTCGATACATTCCAAAATATGTTGATTGGCTGAAAAATGATTGTGACTATTGGTTGCAGATCGCGGAGAAACGAGGTGATTGCAGTTGACAGAAGCAGAGTTCGGAGTGATCGGGTGCGTATTGATTGACAATGATGTGCTAAATAACATCTGGCGAACACTGAAACCGGAAATGTTTAGTTCGGAATTTGCACAGGATACATACAAAGAAATGCTTGCTATGTATGACCGGAATGAAAGTATAGATCCTATGTCCTTGTCAATGGCACTTGAAAGCCACAAATACGCACAAGAGCAGATTAGCGAATTGATGAAATCCTGTATTACCGGAACAATCACTTCAACCATGGTTAAAAGTTATGCCGATGCGGTTTCGAAAGAATACAAAGCAAGAACGGTTCGTGACATGTATCAGAAATCTAGTTTAAAACCATGTGACATTGATGATACAATCAGCGATCTTCTTACAAGACTTGAACATTTGCAAGAGGGAAAGGAAGTAAAGTTAAAACCAATTAAGCAGATTTCAGTTGAGAATAAAGACAAATATTTCAACGAAAGTGTTGGAGAGGGCGGTATAAAAATCGGGTTATCGCAACTTGATGATGCACTTGGCGATCTTGAACGAGGTGATGTAACAGTAATTGCTGCAAGACCGGCAGTCGGAAAATCCGCACTCACAACGCAGATTATTGGAAATATGGCAAAAAGGGGACTTAAGGTCGCATATTTCAATTTGGAGATGAGCGATAAACAGGTGTATGAACGATTTATTTCAAGACTTGCGGAAATCGGCTTAACGAGAATCAGAAGGGCAAAAGCGTTTCTTGGCGATGAGCAGGAAAAATTTAACCAAGCAAATGAAGAAATGAGCGATTATCAATTATGGATTGCATCCGGGACTGTATCCCCGAGAGAGATAAAGTCAGAATGCAGACACCAAAACTTTGACGTTATCGTTGTTGACTATCTGCAATTGCTTATGCCGGATAACAGATATTCGGGAAGAAACGAAGAAGTAGCATCAATTTCAAGAGGTTTAAAATCGGTTGCAAGAGACTTAAATACGCATGTAATAGCACTTTCGCAGATAACAAGGGCTTCCGAAAGCAGAGACACAAAAGAGCCTACCATGGCAGAGTTGAGGGAATCCGGGGCAATCGAACAGGATGCGTCAAACATAATTATGCTGTGGAATCTGTCAGACAATGACAAGGGAGCCAAGGGTGTAAAAATCGAGAAGAACAGGCAGGGAATGACAATGCGTGAAGCAATGGAGTTTGATGGAGATCACATGAAGTTTGTTGAAATCGAAAAACCGCTTGATGATGTTGTTGCAGAAATCAAAAAGAAAGAGCGCGGCGACGGATTCAAGTCGTATGACGGCGATTGTCCGTTTTAGAGGTAGCAGCTATGGCAAGTGCAAAAATCGAAAAGGGTTCGGAAGAATGGCAAGTATTTATGGATTATTGGCAATTCATTCAGAAATACTATTCACCGGACAGCACTGATTCTTGGTGGGATGAAGTTGTAAAAGCCGGAGAATCATTGATAAACAAATACAAAGGAATGGAGATTGAAGAGCGTGCAAGACAGCTTGTATTGAGTCATTTTGCATGGTTGGAAATCACATACAGAAAGGAGAAATCAAAGAAATGAGCAATGCGTTGAGACGGAATAAAAAGCCAACATTTTACACAAAACAGGAAATGCGGATTATCGGGCGAAATGATTTTGAAAAGAGAAATTCTGATAAGGTTATATCAAAATCATACAAAGATTTTGTCGTGATTGGGTACATAATTCTGCATGACAAATTTGGGTTCGGACAGGCAAGAATCATCCGGTTGCAGGATTTTTTGAAATCTTACTTGGATGAAGCATCATGCGGCGGGAAGAACGGAAAGGACTTGGCTGTTTACCTGAAAGACAAATACGGCGTTGACACCAAGGCAGAAGTTGAACAGATTCCGCAGCGGCAGTTAATGGTCTTATATGCCAAGAAAGGATTTTGTATCGAGCGTGAAGCCTACAGACTTTCCAGCGCGTCATTGTTTAACTATTTCGCGCTCACGCTTACGATTCTGAAAAAGGAATTTAAGCTGTCTGTGAAGCAGTTACAGCAGTTCACGGACAAGTTTATTGACTACATCGACACATTGGCTAATTACAAGCAGTTTCAGTTGACGGTGCCGATGATAGCTGAAACGTTAGCTGATGAGATTAAGTTTGTATGTGATTTGGAGGTGTAATATGACGAATAAAGAAAAATACGGAAATGAGATTATAGAACTTGCGGCAAACACAGCACTGTTTGGATTAAAAAATGGAAAGCCTGCAATTTGCGAAGAAATTAAATGTGAAGATTGTAATTTTTATAAATCAGATTCGTGCAAAGGTAGTACGTATAATTTCCGCGAATGGCTTAATTCAGAATATGTTGAGCCGCCTGTTGATTGGAGTAAAGTTGCAGTCGATACGCCGATTTTGGTAAGAAATAGCGAAAAAAATTCGTGGGAAAAAAGATATTTTGCAAAATACGAGAACGGAATAGTGTACGCATGGGGATACGGAGCAACATCTTGGAGTGCGCGCGGAAGTGGCGATATAAGCGATTGGAAAATGGCAAAGCTGGCAGAAAGCGAGGAATAGACATGGAGAGATTAACAGAGCGGACAGCGGATGGAATCTTAGTAAAAGAGAATTACGAGAAAGAATCCTTAAAAACCTTGTATTCGTGCTATGGCGAAAAGCCTAATTCATATTATTCCAACTGTGAAGAAGGTTATTGCGCAATGGAAGAGGTTCAGAAGTACCTCGCAATCGGCGCACCGGAAGAATTCCGGGCGGCGGTTAAGCAGACGGCGAAGAAACCTATATTTAACCATAACCTTAGTGATACTCTTTCTGTATTCCATTGTGAATGTGGAAACACAATCAAAGTCAGTCACGATATAGGAATAATGAATAACAACAATGCACCAAATTACTGTAGTAAGTGCGGTTGCAAGTTGGATTGGAGTGATGAAGAATGATGTTTCAATCGTACATAAATTTCTTTCTACTAATACTTATAGCCATTAGGTTAGATATTCTAACAGAATTTGGAGTTAAGCTTTTTTGCATTCTGTCAGTTGTAGGGATGATTGGACATGAGATTTTTGATTATTTGAAAAGAGGAGATGGAAAACGATGAGCTTGATTGATGCAGATGAATTAAAAAAAGAGTTATACCAACAATGGTTCATGGATATTCTTCTTACACAAAGGAACAGTGAGGATATGTTCTATGCGCTGGCACAAAAGATTGACGAACAGCCGACCGCCTACGATGTGGACAAGGTTGTGGAACAGTTAAACGACAATTTCAGAGTTGTACGAACTGATGAAGATTTGGAATGGAACAGGGCAATGGATGACGCAATTACAATCGTGAAAGGCGGTGGAGCAGATGGCAATTAAACCAATACTATTTAACACAGTTAACACAGAAATGGTTCGGGCAATTCTGGACGGGCGGAAGAGTTGTACTAGGAGAGTTGTAAAGCCACAGCCTACGGCACGTTATGGAGTACAGTGCATAAAGCCACCATATCAACCGGGAGATATTCTTTATATTCGAGAAACATGGAGCGAAGGATATGAAGATGGAACATATATTTACAAAGCTGATGATAAGCTGGCAGACTTGCCTACATTTAAGGAATCATCAAAACTGATATATCATCCGTCCATTCACATGCCAAAAGAAGCGGCACGCATCTGGCTTAATGTCACGGATGTGAGAGTGGAACGGTTGCAGGAGATCAGCGCAGAAAGTGCGTTGGCAGAAGGAACAGATAAGTATATCCACACAAATGGAGGACTTGATGAAAACATGACAATTACATCGTTTATAGGGATTTGGAATAGCACCATCAAGAAATCCGAAATTGACCGCTACGGTTGGGATGCAAATCCTTGGGTATGGGTTATAGAGTTTGAGCGGTGCGAGAAACCGGAAGGAGTATGAGGTATGAGTAAAAGCAGAGCCAGTAAAATGAACGGCTATCGTAGCATGGTAAGCCGTCAGAAGAATGATGTTTTTAAGTTTAAGCCTAAGAAGAAAAAGAAAGGGTGATTCAGAATGAAGATTTTAAGTAAGAAGAAATACAACAAACTCATTGAAGATTTTGAGGAATTGCAGAAAAAAGGTCGAGGAACTCAAAAGGATAAACGAGAGTATCGGGAAAAAGCTGGAAGATAAAAAGACAAGTTGCAAGGCAAATGTTGGAAAAGATTTTTGTAATGTTTGCAAAAATTCTTACAGTTATAAGAACAATAATGGGCTTATTCCCATTAACTGTGTAGGTTGCTTGTTTGATGTGTCTTGTGAGGATTTTAAGAGAAAAGAAAGTAGGTGATTCAAAGTGAGTAACAATGTAGAGATAGTAATAGCACAGGCTTTAATGATGAGAATTAAAGATTATGCAGAAAGAGCCTTGGGTAAAAAAGATGTAACACTTGATATGGCTATGGTTGAAATACGTGATACAGTTGACGCTTATGACGAGTATTTTCAGACAGGCAGAAAGCCACAGTAACTAACTAAAAATCAAAGAAAGGAATAGGTTGTGCGCACATAAAACCGAGGTTTCCTTTTGGCAGATTTTATGAATTTTGAAAATTATTCTTGTGATAATCAAATGAGCATATTTGACTTCACAAGAGAACCAATCAGCATAACAAAGCCCATTCGCTTAATAGAACTTTTTGCCGGCTACGGCAGTCAGACAATGGCACTAAAGAGAATAGGCGCTAAGTTTGAACATTACAGAGTTGTTGAGTTTGATAAGTACGCTATTGCAAGCTATAACGCAGTACATGGTACGGATTTCCCCACAATGGACATAACAAAGGTTCATGCAGAAGATTTGAATATTTGCAGCACAGAAACCTTTACTTACCTACTTACTTACTCGTTTCCTTGCACGGATTTATCAGTTGCCGGGAAACAAGCTGGAATGTCTAAGGGAAGTGGTACAAGAAGCGGTCTGTTGTGGGAAGTTGAGAGAATACTAACAGAAATTAGAGATAGTAACGGAGAATTACCACAGATTTTGTTCATGGAGAACGTGCCACAAGTACATGGCAAGAAAAACATCAATGATTTTGAGAAGTGGTTGGGTTTCCTGGAAAGTTTAGGGTACACAAATTATTGGCAAGATTTGAATGCTAAAAATTATGGAGTGGCGCAGAATAGAAATAGATGCTTTATGTTTTCGTTCCTTGGCAATTACTCATATGATTTTCCACAGCCTATACCACTCAAAAAGAAGTTGAAAGACTATCTTGAGGATAATGTAGATGAAAAGTATTACATCAACAATGAAAAGGCTGACAAGCTGATAAAACAGCTTATTGGCAACGGCACATTGCCACAACACAATCTTGACAGACAGACAGACAGACAGACTTGCGTTGACGGAACAATCAATAAGCCGCAGCAAAGAGAAGTTGCAAACTGTATCAAAGCAAAATGCGACTGCGGAATATCAAACTTGCGGTCAGACGGAAACCTTGTTGTTAAGCAATCAAGCAACGCAGTTTGAAAAGCAGATTGATATTGCAACAACTCTTATGGCAATGGATTATAAAGGTTTTGGAAATCAATCTATGAATGGAGTGATTGAATGGAAGTAATAGGCAGTATATACACCGGAGTATCAGCAGATTTTTAAAGAGGTGTATATCCGATTGCAAGATGCGTAAAAGCTGAAAACCATGATTTAGGAGTAATTATGGCAGATGTAAATGTAATAGGTTCTCTTGAATCAAAATTTGAGAGCACCAACAGAATTTATGATGAGGGGGCAAACATTGAGTACAATGCAAGGTGGAAATCAAGAGCCTAAAATTCTTGAAGTGAAGCAGTTAGGATTTATGGATAATGGAACAGGCAAGCACCAATCAAACACAGTATATGACGAAAATGCACTTTGCCCTAATATCACAACAGTCGAGGGCGGCGGTACACAACAGATTAAAATATGTGAAAGTCAGATAGTTGCTATGCGTGGCAGAAATCCAGACAATCCGTCAGATAGAACCGCAGGAAACCCAACGGAGCAGAGATTAGAGGTAAATATGCAAGGTACAAGTAATTGCTTAACGAGTGTGCAAAAAGACAATTTATTACTTGAAAATAATATCCAAAAAGTCGGTCAAATATCAAGCAATGGTTCCCAATGCGGTACAGTTATTTCTGATAACGGCATATCTGATCTTGTAGCTGGCACACACGGATATGCAAATAGCCATATAGCTACACAATATCGTATCAGAAAGCTAACACCGAGAGAGTGCGGACGGCTGATGGGTGTATCTGATGAAGATATTGACAAAATGGCAGCAGTAAACAGTAATACGCAGTTGTATAAGCAATTCGGAAACAGTATTGTCGTAGATGTTATGTGTGCTATGTTTAAAAACTTAAATATCAACCAATAAAATAAGGAGAAATGGCTTATGAAATTTACAAAATTCATTAAGCCAGAACTTGAACAAATAAAAGAAAATGCCAATTTCACGGAAGAAGAGGAGAGGATTTTCTCTCTTCTCTGCCGTGGTTTTTCACAAAAGCAAATATCCACAAAAGAAAATCTATCACTAAGAACGATAGAGTACAGAGTAAGAGATATCAAAGATAAAATAGAAAGAACGGGGGTATTTGATTGGATGAAAAAGAACTGTTGAAATATGCCGTTGATAGTGGTATTCTCGACATAGCACTTGTGCAGAAACAAGTCACTATGCAAAAGAGAGAAAAATTACTCAACAAAAATCCCTATAAAATCTATCAAGGAAAGGATGAGAACTGGTACTCATATCTGCCGGATGAAGTTAAGGGCAGACGTAAAATCAAGGCAAAGCGCAGAGAAGCGGTCGAGCAGAAGATCATTGACTATTGGAAAGAAAGAGGGGATGACCCTACAGTAGAGGAAATCTTCAACCGTTGGATTTCGCAAAAGCTGGAACTTGAAGAAATCAGCAGGGCAACCTATGACAGATACTTAATGGACTTTCAGAGATACTTTGATGGCATCAAGGATAAGAGAATCAAAAGTGTAGACGAATGCGAGCTTGAAACGTTTATACGAAATAGCATCCATGATTTCAACATGACTTCCAAGGCATTCTCAAACTTCCGGACGCTGATATATGGAATCTTTAAGTATGCCAAGCGGAAGAAGTATGTCAAGTTTTCCATTACATACACGCTGAAAGACATGGATATATCGCCAAAAGCGTTTAAGCACGTAGTCCGAAAGGCAAAAGACCAAGTATATATGCCGGATGAAAAGGAACGCATGGAGATGTACTTAAGGAATCACTTGGATATTGTGAACCTTGGATTGCTATTCATGTTTAAGACAGGAGTTCGTGTCGGGGAATTGTCGGCATTAAAGCGGAAAGATGTTGAAAACTACACGGTTGCTATCAATTCTACAGAGACTCGTTACCGGGATGATGACGGTTTTCACTATGAGGTCAAAGATTTTCCAAAATCAGAAGCCGGATTGCGATTTGCTATATTGCCGAATAAGTACAAATGGATTCTTGATGAAGTACGAAAGAGAAATCCCTTCGGGGAATATCTATTCGAGAGAGACGGAGAGCGTTTGAAATCCTACAACTTTCGTGAACGTTTGCGGTACATCTGTGAACACGAACTGCGAATGAAAGTGAAATCTCCGCACAAAATCCGAAAGACGTATGGAAGCATCTTGCTTGACGGAAAAGTGAAAGAGTCCACAATTCTTGATACTATGGGGCATACAGACATTAGTTGCACAAAAGATCATTATTATTTTGATCGTACCGGAATTGAGGAAAAGAGACAGGAACTTGACTTAATTGAAGCATTATGAGTCCCTAGTACTCAAAGGTACTCAAAGAAAAATTGAAAGAACGGCTATTTTAAGCCATTTCAAGGCAATTACTTTAGGGTTCGATTCCCGTACGGACTGTTTTAAAAGTCGCATAAACACTGTGTTTGCGGCGTCTTAAAAAAAATTGGTACTCAAAATGGTACTCAAAAACTGAACACAAAAGAAAGGAGTCTGCGCAAGTGCTTTAGATTCTTTTCTGTAAATGGTAGACTTGGAACGCTTTGAGCGTTCTTTTTTTATGCGGTTTTTCTGCTTATTTTTTGCGGAAGAACCGTATTTTTTTATGCAAAAATATAAGCATAGGAGGGATGCGGAATGTTATTTACAGATGAGATTCTTGAAAAAATCTTAATAAGAGAAGATGTGTCAAAGGTTCCGCTTGTGTATCAGTCAGCAATGATTCACGCAATCAAGGAAGTATTGGAGGAAGAGAATGTATCAGATGCAAAATCAGAATATGGCATTTAACCCAAACCCAAGCTATGCCGCTTATCAGTATAACCCAATGCAGAGGTTTCAACAGCCAGAGCCACAGATTCCGCAGATGCAACCACAGTTTCTTGGAATCCAAGGAAAAGTAGTGCAGTCGGAATCAGCGATCATGGCGAATGATGTGCCTATGGATGGAAGCGTTGCGTTTTTCCCAATGCAGGATATGAGCGCAATCGTAGCAAAACAATGGGATGCCAATGGAACAATCAGAAAGACCGTTTACAAGCCTTTCAACGAGCAGATGGCAGATTCTTCGAGTGATGATAAAAGAATCGAAATAGGGCTATCTGATGATGCGACAAAGGCTATTACTGACAAATTAGATTGTTTGTTTGGAAAGATGGAAGAGTTGGAAGATAAGTTATCTTCGCAAACGCAAAGAAAACCTTCACGAACACAAAAGGAGAGTGAGTCTTAATGAATCCTATGCAGATGTTACAGGGAATGAGAAACCCACAGCAGTTTTTACAACAAATGATGGGGAATAACAGCGTAATGAGCAACCCTATGGCGCGCAATGCTATGCAAATGGCGCAGAAGGGAGATTCCAAGGGCATCGAACAGATGGCTAGGAATTTGTGCAAAGAAAAGGGAATTGACGCAGATAAGGCTTTTGAGTCATTTAAAAGCCAATTAGGAATGTGATACTAATTCTTGCAAGATTATGTATATAAAAATGAATTATGGAGGTAAATTCTATGTTTAACACAGGTAATTGTGCATCCGTTCCGCTTGTTGCGAACATTGACGGAAACGGAAATAACAACGGATGGGGCGCAGAAGGCTCATGGTTATGGTTCATTATCGTTATCTTTGCCATCTTCGGATGGGGTGGATTTGGTAACGGATTCGGAGGAAACGGAATGAATGGTGGTGTCGGAAGCGAAATCCAGCGCGGATTTGATAATCAGGCGGTTGTGTCAAAACTTGACGGCATTACAAACGGACTTTGTGACGGATTCTATGCAGTGCAAACCGGCATGAACGGCATCAACACAAACATTTTGCAGACCGGATTTGGCATTCAGCAGGCTATCAATGCTGATACAGTCGCTAATATGCAGAATACAAACGCATTACAGGCGCAGCTTGCTAACTGCTGCTGTGAAACAAGAGAAGCTATCCAAGGCGTAAACTACAACATGGCAACTAACACTTGCGCGTTGCAGAACACCATGAACAGCAACACGAGAGACATTATCGACAGTCAGAATGCAGGAACACGCGCTATTCTTGATTATCTCTGCAATGAGAAAATTTCTAGCTTACAGGCAGAAAATAACGACCTTCGCAGAGCAGCTTCACAGGATCGTCAGAGCGCACTGCTTACAACTCAGATGGCAGCTCAGACGCAGCAGATTATCAATGCAGTAAATCCGTCTGCTATTCCGGCATATGTTGTACCTAACCCAAATGCTTATGCATATGGATGCGGATGCAACACAGGATGTGGCTGCTAAAACTAAATAATTGAGTATCTTAATTGAGTTTAACTCAATCATGTCTGCTATGCAGTATTACTTATAATCAAAGGGCAGACTATAATGTTTGCCCTTATTTTTGTGAAAGAGAGGTAAAAATAATGGAAGTAACAGGAATTGCATTACAAACCGTTGCTGCTGGAGAAGATGTTGCGTTCACAGAAACAGCAGTGAACGGAACAAAATGTATCGTACACAGACAGGGAAGTGGAATTATCAAGCTAAGAGGTATCACCAATCAGTGCAAAGCTAGATTTTTGGTATCGTATTCCGGCAACATTCAGATTCCGACAGGCGGCACAGTTGGAGAGATTTCGCTTGCCATTGCAGTAGACGGAGAGCCTTTACAGTCAACAAAGATGATCGTGACCCCTGCGGCAGTTGAGAATTTCTTTAATGTATCAGCACAGGCATATGTTGATGTGCCTTGCGGTTGTTGCAGTACCGTAGCCGTGCAGAATACGTCCACGCAGGCTATTGAAGTGCAGAACAGTAATTTGATTGCAGTAAGGGAGGCTTGATATTATGCATAAGTTTGCGAAACAGATTATGGATTGCGTGAAAGCCCACGTTGACGGCATTGGAATTGAGAATTTTGAGGGACAAAACCTTGATGATCTCAAGGATTGGACGGAGATTGCAAAGAACATCGTATGCTTTGACAAGGACTACAACATTGTTGAAGCTATGAAAAAGTCTGAAGACAATGAGGATATTATGCGTACGCTTGAACAGTACGAAGATTATCCGGACAGACGATATTACGACCATTACCGCTATGCAAATGGCAGATTCGCACCGAAAGGACGCGGAACACGCAGAGGATATGTGGAACCGCCATATTATCATCAGATGCCGGAAGATTACCACGAATGGGAGAGAATGCCGGAATACGACCGAATGAGAGACCTTGACAGAATGAGTATGGGAAAGATGTATTATTCAGAGCCTATGAGCGGAAATAATGGCATGAGTACCGGTACTCACGATGCAAGAGAGGGCAGAGCCGGTATGAGCCGGAGAAGCTACATGGAAACAAAGGAAATGCATAACGGAAATTCACCGGAAGATAAGGACGCAAAGATGAAAGAACTCGAAAAGTACATGAAATCTCTTTCGGAAGATGTGACCGAACTGTTCTCCGGTATGTCCCCAGAAGAGAAACAGTTGACCAAGACAAAGCTGACTACACTTGTCACGAAAATGTAATAGAGAGGGCATTTTGCCCTCTTTGTTTGCGAGGTGGTAAATTGTTCACGATAAACAATGAAATGTGGAATTTGGCCAAAGTATCGCGTTACAGCGATACGCTACAGAGAAGTGACGGAAGCAGAACTGTAGGCATGACCGACAGAGACACGAAAACAATATATCTTGCGGATGATCTACGCGGAAGGTTCCTTGACCGTGTGTTATGCCATGAATTATGTCATGCGTTCTGTCTTTCGTATAATGTATACATGGATATTGATACAGAGGAAATTGTAGCGGACTTCTTGGCTACATACGGAAGAGAAGTATTTGAAATAGCAGACAGACTATTGATTAAACTTATGGAGGTTGCATAATGGATAAAATTTCAGAACTCTTACAGTACGTGCACCGGACGAATCCGGAAATGACTAGGGAAAAGCTGATAGAAGAGTTGAGCAAAAGCGATTATTCGGCGCGGTCTTTGATTTTCACGAAAGAAAATTTCGTTGCGCTAGGGCAAAAATAAATCCGGCGGTTTGAATCGCCGCCGGAATTGTGTCAGACTTTCGGAATGTAAGAACCTTTCATTATTTCTATAGCGAGTTTTGCGCCTTCCGTCATGTAAAAATCATTATTCTTTGCACAGCAACTAAAAAGCAGTTCCTCGAACTCTGAATATAAATTTTCACTTAATAACCCTTTTAGCTTCTCTGTTAAGGGTGAGAAGTATTCAACAAAGGCATTTCCGGTTTCATTGTCAAGCTGACTTGAACATACAATTTTAATAAATTCATCCATTTTAGTAGTCTCCTTCTTCTGTTAATAAATAGTTGATATATCCTGTCGCAAGTCTGGCAAGACTTTTACTGCCATCCAACAAGTCCAATTTGTACTCTGGTCTATAGCCAAACCTCTGCACGTAGAACTTTTCTTCAAGTTCTAAGTCGTAAATGTCAGATAGCTCCACGAGAATCTTGTGATATAAAAATTTTCTCGTCCACCCAAACTGTTCCATGATAATTTTTAATTTCCAATTATTTTTTCTGAACCACGCTCCGCGTGATGCGTCCAATTGCTGTTTTGCAATGTAACAATCTGCAAATGGGTCATCATTTTTCGGCAATGCCGCCTGTGGTTTCTTTATGGCTTTCTCCATGTCGGTAAAACGTTTCACGTATCGGGCAGTAAATACGATGCCTTTTTCTCCGTTGAATTTGTTCGCAAGAAAATCACATCCTAACTTGGTTACTTTGTAGCACTTGTTTTCTTTTCCGGATTCATCTTTGTAGGTAGATGGAATGAAATAATCACTCGCACCTAAATTGTGGTGAGTCAAAATTTCAATGATTCCTTCAGTATGTTTTCCCTTTACATCCTGTCCTTCCAATTTTCTTAAAACTCTGTCGTGACGCATTTCCATCATTTCTGCAATCTCTAAAGTAGTGATGGTTTGTTCTATTTGTGCCATATTTGTGCCCCTTTCTGTAACTTATCAATTACTGTTGTAACTCTTTAATTACATTATACGGTTTATTTTGTGATTGTCAAGTATTGTTTGTAATTAAATAATTGAATAATAAATTTATTTATGATATTATTGAAACACGTCAAGAGAGAGGAGGCGGTACATTGTTTGCAAAAATCGTAAAACATACGCTTATTGAAAAGGAATTAAGGGTGACCGATCTAGCAAGACTTATTGACACCAGCTCACAAAATCTTTCGCAAAAAATGAAACGTGACAACTTTTCAGAAAAGGAAATGCGGCAGATTGCGGATGCATTGGGGCTTGATTTAGAAATTGTAATGAAAGAGAAGAAATAAGAAAACCCGCCTAACTGGCGGGTTTTTGATGAAAGAAAATTTTTCCAGCGCCCCAAAAAATATTTCGTAATTTTTTTGTACCCCCCTGGGGTAGCGTTTTTGGGGTCAAGATTCCATTTTCACGGATTCTCAAAAACGTGTAACAAACATGCAATTATCTGCGATATCCCGCAAATAACACAAATACACTATATGTTATGCCATATATAGATAATTCATTGATGATATTTGATGATATTGCCGATCACAGGCAAACGTCAGAAAACGCTTGCCAGGATGTAGTTACAGTCTAGCATAGACCGCATTTTACCACTTGTCAAGATAGTTTTTCCCATCGTACCGGCTGTAAGTGTGTGTTATGTTTTCCGGTCTTTGCGCGATCTGTAGCCAGTCACCGCCACGTTGGGCGGTTATTTTGATTTTTGCAGACTCCACCCATTCCACGCCCTCGAATTTCGAGTAGCCGCACGTTTTGCCGGATATTGCCAGATAACCAAGGGCAGACACCCGGCGCATGATTTCCCTTTTTCCGATATACTCATATTTTGCCATTCTCACCACCTCCAGACGTTCCGCGCTCACTCATGCAGATGTTTTTGCATCCGTCACGCGATAGTTGGTTTACGATCAGCCACGCTTGCAAGTCCCCATACGCCACCCGGCGCAGAGTTTGCCCCTTAAAAGTTGCCTTAATATCATAGATCATAGGCTTATTCCTCCTTATTCTGTGTTTATTTGTCAATTTGCGCATGGAAATCAGTTTCCATGTAGTCCGCGTTCCCGGAATCGAACCGGAACGGATACACCGAGCACGCGAAAAAGGGCGGTATAGTACCGCCTAATTATTTAAAAGGTAGTTGACAGCTTCCTTTTCCTGCTCCGACAAATACCAATATCTGCCCATATCCCTTATATATGGCTTATCCGTATTTACTTTGTAAACGCGCGAATCTTCCCGAATACATCCGGTAATCATTTCGCACCAAATAGCAGCACCTTTTTTATAAAAGCGTGTAACAGTATGTGCGCCGGAATCGTGGCGCATTGTGAAAACGGTATGTCTTTCAATTTCTTTTTGCTTTTCGCGCGCTTGGATAACTGCACCGCGCACAAGTTCGCTATAACTTCCCATGTTTCTACCTCTTTTCTTTTTATTTGCTCATTTTTGAGTAAAAACCGCCGCCGGTAGTGATCCGGCGTGCATTCTCTGCGGCGGTTGGTTAATAAATAAATATGGCGGTATAAAATCCGCGGCATTCTGTTACATGATTTTTACATAGCTTTTTAATATCACTTATAGCCGCGTATGTCTCTTTCGGCGGGTACTGTCCCTCATAGTCTGTGATTATACGCAATGCCGGAACGTTTTCACCGGATCCGTTGCGGTTGTAAACCGTGATAAATTCTGCATTATATCCAGATGCAGACAACTTTTTCTGTAATCTTTTCAGCTTTTCCATGCTCATAATTCCTCCATATTTTCAAAATTTCCCGTTCATTCCGGTAAAAGCAAGCCGGGGAATTGAACCCCGGTAAACGCCAACCTTGCTAATTATTTGCTTGCTAAAATCTCCCTTGCTAATAAGTCCCAATAAAGACCATCGCCGCGTTTATCAAGCCATTTTTCGGCTTCTTCTGTGCTTTCGTCTAACCATTCAGCCATAAGCCGGATAATATCATAATAACTATATGCAACGCCAACGCCTAAACCTCTAAGCCATTCAATACAAGCGTTGCGCTCTCCAAGTCTTGCGACTGCCCAGCCGTATTCATTTATAAATTTCTCCTTAATGTCCTTGATCGTGTTAAGATCTTCACTCTGTGCGACCTCTGTTAAATAATTTCTGACTGCTGCTTTTACTTCCTTGCTATTTGTTCTTCTCATTTCTTTTTACCTGTGCTATAATATAGCTACCTTTCTTTTTTTGATTGGTGGCGGTTCGTTCTTGGTAGGAGTGACCGCCTTTTTTGTTTTCTGTGCTTCATTTGATACTTGTATTATACATAAATTAAGCACTAATGTATATAGGCAAAACATACAAAATTAAGCACTAATATTATATCAGAAATTGTGTATTATTATTAAGCACTAATTAAGTGTTGACAATTAAGCACTAACTATATATAATGTAAGAAAAAATACGGAGGTGTAGAAAGATGGACGAAAACACAAAAGCAGAAAAGAACAGGCAAGCGGTAAAGAAATGCATGAGCAATAAAGATAGAATAAACATTATATTGCCACTTGGAACAATAGAGAGAATCAACTCATACGGACTAAAAACAAGCGCATTTGCTAGGGAGTTAATTCTTGCGGAGCTTGATAAAATGGATAGAATGAAAAAATAATAAATTAAGCACTAATTATATATTGACAATTAAGCACTAATTATATATAATGTAATCAGATCAAAGAAACAGAGCAACGGCGAAAGCAAAGAAAGTGGAACGACATAACAAAAGCGTTTGAAAGTTATGTACTAATGCCAGCGTTTCAGGAAAATGAGACTTGCGAGTTTGACGAAATGGAAAAACGTATTGACGCATTGGTTTACGAGCTGGTTCAGAAGCAATAAGAACGTAATTGAATATTTTCAAACAAAGGGTAGCTTTTCCGGCTGCCTTTTCTTTTTGCCATGTCCAAAATCAACAACGCTACCGGGAATATCTTACAAAATCTCCGAAAAGCCGTAAATAAACTATAAAACTTTTCTTAAATTTTTATAAACAAGGCTAGTTGTGTCAGGCCTTTGACAAGTCCCAAAATGATAGAATAGTATCAGTTTTTGCGAAAAATCGTCTGACAATCGTCTGACATAACACGACACAATCGTCTGACGTCGCTTTTTCAGAACTATGTTTCTCTTTCTCTCTCTTTTTCTTAATCTTTTAAATTATAATAATATACTGTATCTAAAGCCTATAGGTTTATATTTAAGTTATATCCGCATACGCGCGCGGCGTAAGTATATAATGCCACCGTAAAAAAATAAGGCTTGACTTTAAACCCGGAAATAGTGTATACCAAAAGCAAAGAGATTAAACAGAACGGAGGTGTGAATATATGCAGGATGTAAAGAGTGTAGAGAATGTAGATCTTACAACCCTTATAGTGGATCTAGGTACAGTACAGATATACACAACAACTGTGCAGGATTTAATAGACAACGCTTGTATAGAATTTCACATCGAAGATTTGTTAAAAGCTGGACAGAGACAGTGGAAGGCTGTTATGCAGTATGTTGGTATGCATCTATTCCCGGATACTAAAGTATTAAAGGACAAGAGTTTAAGTCCTCTTGGTAATGCAACTATACCGACTAATTGTAACAGATATGACAGAGAGGTATTATATAAACTTTGTGATTATTATATATATATCTCCAATGTGTATAGCAAGTTGGTAAGTACAGTAGCATTCAGTTATTTTTGTAATATACCTACAACAACATTTGACCTGTGGAAAGATGAGGAATCAAGTTCGTTGGCTTTTAAGATTTGGCAAAAATTGCAGCGATCACGCAAGGATTGCATCCTTGATCGTGCGTACGACTCCAACAGCCCAGTGGGTACTATGTTCGTGGGAAATAACGAGTTCGGCATGAATCAGCCCGGAATCGGAGATAATGCCACACAAAGAAGGGCAATTACAGCGCAGGAGTTGCCAAGACTGGACGAGAAAAAGAACCAAGAATTGCACGCAATTGATACACAATTTACAGAAACAGCGGCGAATAATATGGTTTGAATTGTGTGTGATTATTCTACAATTCACAAATGCAGTAATATCAAGGGTTGTAGCGTTTTAACTATTCGCCAACTATTCGGAAAAGTTAGGTTTTGCGAATAGTTACAAGGGCATTATAGGAATTGTGCTAAAACAATTTGATTTTCACACAATGACAACAAAACGAAACGGAAAATATTTTAGATTTCCATGTTTTCAGAAAAAGGATGGGGAGGGGGTCTGGCAGAAAGACCACCGGGCGGCTACTAAGTCCCTTAAATACCTCAAAAAATAAAAAGCCACTTACAATAACACCCATTGACTTTCACTGTAAATAGGCTATAATAAATTTATAACAATTCACTTTCACGTTGCGAATCGCAACTACATTTCCAAAAAATTTTTAAAAACAAAAAAAGAGTGTTTCGGACAGGAGAATGATATATGACAGGAAATGAGTACCAGAAATTAGCCATGCGGACAAATGATCGCAAGGCGACAGAAAGAATTTCGGATAAACTTGATTTGCTTAAATTTTGCAAAAAGAACAATATCGCATCTGCGTTGCAAGATTATGACCTTGGCGGCATCTTCAATTCTTGTTTGGGGTTATCCGGCGAGGTTGGAGAGTTCAACGACATGATTAAAAAGTGGATTTTCCATGAGAAGCAGCTTGATATTGACCATGCCAAGAAAGAAGCAGGAGATATTTGCTGGTACCTAGCAATGCTTTGTGAATCCTTCGGTTGGAGCCTTGATGAGATCATGCAGATGAATGTAGACAAGCTTAAGGCACGTTATCCGGAAGGGTTTGACATTGAAAGGGCAAACCACAGAGCGGAAGGTGATGTTTAATGGCAAGATGCAGCAATGAGTTGATGAAAACCGAGTATTCCGAAACCTTTGATGAAAAACGCAAAGGATTGATTGAACAGTCGTATTACAAATACGGACCGGCAAGAATGAACTTTTCTTCCGGAAATGTTAATGCGGTTGAAAGTTTGAAAATGTGTCTTGCAAAGTTTGAAGAGACCGGAAACATTGAATACCTGTGCGATGTTGCAAATTACGCTATGTTCCGATTCATGTTTCCACAGCAGGGCGAGTATTTCGAACATACGGACTCTGATTCATCTGCCGGGATCTTCGGTATGAGCGTGAATGAAATGGAACGGTTCAAACAGGAACACAGCTTTGATGATGGGAGATATTGATATGGCTTTGAAAGTTATTGCAACAGCGACAGATGTCCTCGTAATGCTGGGACTTATGGGAGGACAGGTAAAACAAAAAGACAATTCAAACGCAATTGGTTATTTGCTTTCATACGCGATCTTTGCAATGAATATTATGGTCATTTGGAAATGATGGGCTATCGCCAAGCGGTAAGGCACAGGATTTTGATTCCTGCATTCCGGGTTCGAATCCCAGTAGCCTAATTGGTTGCATGCTGACGTTTCATGTAGCCACGTATGTTTTTCATATGTACTTGAACCCTTGGTTGAGTGATTCAAGCATTTGGGTTCCTCCTTTCGCCACTAGGACGATTCTGTTAAGGACGGTGCGAGACCGTCCGGTGGTATTCTATCATGCGTCTATCCCACGGCGCATGATCGTGTAACGCATAGCACGTAAAACATATTGCTAACCGTCTGATGGCGGTTCTGGGGAAGCGGCAACGATTGGCGGTGTTGCGGCTGACTGTAAATCAGTTCCCGAGTGGTATAAACGCTGGAGGTTCAATTCCTCTCTTCCCCACTTGCAGAAATAAAAATAGAGCGTAAGATACGGTAGCGGCGCAAGGTGCTTCGTAAATGTACAAGTCGGGTAAACAGCCGGGAAACACCCTACCGATAAACAACAGAAAATCATAACGCCTGTCCCTATTAGTAGGTGCCGACTAACTGTTGCATAGTATCTGTTTCTGCAATCAAGCAGTGTTCCCATAACGGTATTGGAACGGCTTGCTAAGCCGCCGGGCGTCTATTCGCCTTGTAGGTTCGAATCCTACGCACTGCGCTTGCCCGAAATCGGGCGTTGATGTGTGGCGGAATGGGTAAACGCTATGAAATGTCTATTGCAAAATGCAATACAGAGAAAGTATTTCTCAGGGACATTATGAGAAAGTAAATCTTTTCTGCGAGGTTCAAATCCTCGCCACATCAATTCCTTATCTCAACTTAGTCGGGCGCTACTGCAATAGTTCCGGTAATGGAGACTTATGGATGGTAGCGGTATCATTGGAAACAGAAAACCCTTCCGTGATTAGAAATTGCAGATTTGAAAGCGGTTGGCATGGTTTTGACTGACAGGGTTCGATTCCCTGTGCCGCTATTTATTTAAACAAAATGGCGTGTGAGTATGATAAAAACATTGTGGAATATTTATATCAAACAAAAGACACGGAATCTCACGAGGATTCCGATTTTTGCTATGATTGGGGTATGAAATATGGTTTTAAACTGCGTGAATTGTGGCGCACCAATAGAAACAGATAAAAAGGTGTGCCCTTATTGCAAAACTCCATATGATGTAAGCGGATTCAAGGCTGAAATAGGTGAAATGTTCGGAGAAATTACGATTGGTGGAAAAACAAGTAGAGTATATCTAGGAAATGTAGAACGCAATCAGCTATTAATCGAGCCATATTATGATGCAAATGGTATTTTGCATCGTGAGATTCCAAAAACAATACGCAAATTTACTTTGATTGAGGTGTGAATTATGACAAGTTGCTTGTGCTGTGGAATGCTAATACTTGACTCCGAAGTTGATAGGTGTCCTTATTGCAAATACCTATTTACACAGATTCCGGCAAGGAACGTTCCAGAAAGTCAGCCGGAGAAGGTGGAAACGGCAATATTTGAAAACGTGGTATTTAATAAATGGGAGGGGCGTAAGAATGTGTGATTTTTGTCGTAACAAAAAGAAAATCATTGATGGTAAAGGAAATTTAGTTCTTTTTGGAGCTGAAAATAACATGATTTTCGACAATAGCGATGGAAAAGAGGTTGCAGGAGCCGTAAAAATTAATTTTTGCCCTATCTGTGGTAGAAAGTTGGTGTGATATGTGTGAATTTTGCGAGAAAAAATTTCCTATCATAACACATTATGGCAAATTTAAGATTGATAAGTTGTCAAATAAGCCTGTAATTACATGCGACTTGAATAAATGTCCGCCCTTTGCGGTGTGTAGTAGTAAAGATATGAATGTTGAAATGGTAATGAAAATAGCTTATTGCCCTATCTGTGGTAGAAAAATGGTGTAGTAATGGCAGAACCTTTAAGTAAATTAGCAGAAAAATGTAAAAGTTGCCCTAAATCTGGAAAATGTGACCATAAAAGAATGGAGTTATGCGCCTTAATGGATTTGCCACCACAAAATCTTGCAAGTGCTACACAAGGCATTTTGATAGACAATATGTCACCTATATTGAGGGAAGAAATAAAAAGCCCTTTAAGTCCATTTAGGTACAAAGACGAATTAGAAAAAGCGTTAAATGAACGAATATACAAACAGCTTTTTACTTATGGCTCTTAGAAAGTTGGTGCAAAGATGATTAAAGAAGCATTGTTGGATATTTCAAAAGGATATGTCAAAGTTTTCTTTGATGGTAACCCAGTTGATAGTATATATAGTGTAGATGGCATTACAGACGATGAGTCTGGAATGAAAAAGATACAACTTACTTTTTTAGTGAAAGAAGTGCTTTTTAAAGAATAACCGGAGAGTTTGCCAATTTTGCAAAGGGGGATTACTATGAAACATCAAAAAGAATTGCGCACTTGCGACAGGTGCGGTGCAGAAATAAAAGTAAAACCAATAAGTGAATTTGAATTTATGCCGATTGGTGATTATTTTACTTCAAGTCCAATTTTTGAAGATGGCAACGTAAGGGGAGAAATCAAAGAGATTCATTCAAACATATTATTTCCGTTTGGTCGTACGTATGATTTATGCCCTAAGTGCAGGAAAGATTTTGAGGAGTTTATGAGAAATGATCGTTAATATGGGAACCAAAACATATGAAATGAGCCGAAAGCAGGCAAAAGCTATCCTTGGAACGGCTAAGAAACTTGCAAATTGCAACATATACGGCATTGAAAAAGGCAATGTGGTGATTATGTTGAATGAAAAGTATGAGGACGATATGAGCCTTAAAAAAGCCGTAGAGGAGTATAAAAAGAAAGGGTTCAAGGTGCATTGGAAATGAAAATAATCAAAGAAGGCAGCCTTAGGTACGAAAGAAAACCTTTAAAGTTTGAGTGTAAGAATTGCAAAACCGTTTTTGAAGCGGAAAAGACTGAATATGAATATTGTGGAGATCAAAGGGAAGGCGATAACTACAAGTGTGAATGCCCATTGTGCCACAAAATGGTATATTACAATTAAAAGACAACCGGCTGACAGATAGAGTTAGTCGCTACCCTAAAACAGTTATAGGCAGAGGTCAAGGCACTTCTGCTTTTGCGGAGGTGCTTTTTATTTGGCTTCAAAGCAGTTAATCAATGCAGTAAATGGATATGAAAATTACATAAAGAAAAACGGAATAGATGAACAGGTAATTAATGCCTATGTAGATGCTTGTAGCGTAGCCATAAACGGAGAGAAAGATATTGAGTATGGATTACAACTTACAGAAAGGGCAAAAGACATTATAGAGCGCTTCTGCAAGGATAAAACAGGTGGTACGATTTGGGATTTGGAAAAATATGCATTCGACCACAAAACCGCATATGATCTGATAAACAAAAAATATGAGATTTTGTTACTTGAAGCCCAAAACAAAATAGTTGACAGCTATTTTCAGTACATAGAGAAAAAGCGTGAGCCTAAAGACCGATTTTATATGCCACGCAGGAAACAACTAATCAAAATCGGACTTGTGGACGCATTGCAAGGCATGATTGATGATAAATACGACATATTGTGCGTGAGTCTAGTGCCGGGAGCTGGAAAGAGTACGATTGAGAAATTTTTTCATTCGGCAGTTGCTGGTTGGTTTCCAAAAGACTACAGCCTATTTTATTCGCACAGTGGCGATATTACACGAATGTACTACGATGGGGTATACGACATTGTTACCAATAATGATGATTATGCATGGCATGACATTTTTCCTAACCTATCAGTTACAAGCACGAATGCCAAAATGGAGCAATTCAATATTGGCAAATACAAACCTTTTCCGTCTGTACAGTGTACTTCTGTAGGAAGTAAGAATGCTGGTAAAGTCCGTGCGAGTAAATTTTTGCTAGTTGATGATATGATAGGTGGAATTGAGGAAGCCTTAAATCCTACAATACTTGATAAATTATGGAATAAATACGCAGTAGACGCAAGACAGCGTAAGACACAAGATACAGACGGAAAGCCGTGTAAAGAGATACATATTGCCACTCGTTGGAGCGTACATGATGTTATCGGACGTATTCAAAATATGTATATTGGAAATCCGAGAGTCAAAACAATATCGGTTCCTGATGTAGACCCAGTGACAGGGGAAAGTAATTTTGATTATGAGTATGGCGGTTTTACGAAAGAGTTTTTTGCCGACCAACAATTACTCATGGACGAAATCTCTTACCGATGTTTGTATAAACAGGAGCCTATTGAACGTGAGGGATTACTATTCCCGGATGATAAAATCCGCAGATACCTCAATCTGCCACACGGAGAACCAGAAATTGTTACAGCTCAATGTGATACTAAAGGCAAGGGAACAGACTATTTTGTTATGCCTGTGCTTCAAAAATATGGGGACGACTATTACTGCGTTGATTGCGTGTGCGATAATACGGCAGACTATGAAATGCAGTATGAAAATGCGTCAAACATATTGGTCAACAATCAGGTACAAGAGTGTGAGTTTGAACGTAATGCCGGTGGTGACAGAGTGGCTATGGAAGTTAATAAGCGAGTTGAAAATAAAGGATGGATATGCAACATCACTGATGTACCGACAGAGACAAATAAGGAAGCACGTATTTTTCAGTGTTCTAACTGGATTTTACAACATATTATTTTCAAAGATCAATCACTTTATAAGCCTAATGAGCCATATGGAGTGATGATGTCATTATTAAAGCAATATTCGGTATCGGGCAAGAAACAATTAGATGATGTGCCGGATGTTTTCTCAAACTTTGCGTTAAGAATTACAAAAGGAAACAGGATAAAGAAGACAGTAATAATATCAAGTCCGATATAAGAGGAGAGTTTGTATGACAACCAAGGATTATTTGAACCAAATAAGCAGACTCAATAGAATGATAAATAATAAGCTGTCAGAGATATCACAGCTTAGAGAACTTTCCCACAGCATATCGGCGGTAAAAAATGAAGAAAGAGTAATGTCGTCATCTGACCCAGATAAAATAGGCTCTACATACGCCAAAATTGACGAAATGGAGCATAATCTTGATAACATGATAGATGAATACATTGAAAAAAAAGACTTGATTATAGGGCAAATAGACGGCATAGAGAATGAAGATTGCTATAATATTTTGTTTTCAAGATATATCGAAAAGAAAACTTTTGAAGTCATCGCTACAGAAATGAAATACTCATGGAGGCAAATTATCAGACTTCACGGAAAGGCTCTTAAAGCATTTGAAGAAAAATATGGTAACACGTATTTAAAGATGTCATAGAATGTCATATTGCTCCAATGATATACTGTATTTGTAAGAAGTTACAAAGATGTTTTTCATAAACACATTCTTCATCAAAAGCACCGTTGCTTAATTGTGGCGGTGCTTTTTGTTATGCAACGAGGTAAAAATATGAATTTTTATATGAATAAAGATAAATCAATCATGTGCCCGAACTGTCATAAGTTTTTAACTAAAGCAGACAGCAAAGACCCACGAACGCATAAACTGTCCTGTAAGCACTGTCGCAAGTGGATTTGGTATGTACCTAACAATGATGACGATTTTCAGATTAAGGAAATACCGGACAGAAGAAGTTCGAACGGCATGAGATTTTATTAGAGGTGTAGGCAATGCAGGCAGGAAGAATTGTCATATATACAGGCGCAAAAGAAATAACGTCTGACAATATAATACCAATTTTGCGTGAAGCAATTTTGGAACATGATATCAATTCTAATAGAATACAGTTTCTTCTTGATTATGACGCAGGAATACAGCCAATAGTTAGGAAGAATCCAAAGACTTACAGACCAGACATTGACTGTAAGTGTTGTGATAATGTGGCTAATGAAGTCACGGAGTTTAATTTAGGTTTTAAGTGGGGAAATCCTATAACGTTAGTTCAAAATGGCGACAATGAGGATTCTAACCTTACAAAAGCTATAGCGGAATTAAACAGTTGCTACGAATCACAGAACGCAAGACAGAAGCAGCAGAAACTTGCAAGATATGTTGAAATCGGTGGTGTTGGATATGTCCTTATTGATATAAATACAGAATACGAGGATGGGGAAAGCTATTTCACATATAATGTATTAGACCCAAGGACAACATTTGTTGTAAGATCAACCGCCTACAGCGACAAGAGAGTTGTTCTTGCCGGGACATATATAAAAGATAAGCACAGTGGCACCAGGTATTACACTTGTTTTACCAAAGATACGAGATATGAAATTACCGACGGAATAAAAATCACTAACGGAAAAAATAAAGGGAAAACAAAATGGGGGTTTTTGGAGAGAAGCGGAGAAGAAAACCCGCTGCATAAAATTCCTATCATTGAATACACAAGGTCATTTGATAGAATGGGCTGTTTTGAACGGCAAATATCTGAAATGGATAACTTAAACCTACTCATTTCAGATT